ACATGGGCGACGACGAAGAAATGGGAGATGAAGAAGGCGGCGACATGGAAGACATGGGCGACGACGAAGAAGGTGACGAAGAAGATATGGGGGATGAAGATATGGGCGATGCTGGCCCGATGGGTGCTGGCAGTCCTCCTCCTGGCATGGGCGGGGCTATGGGTGGTCCTGATATGGCCGCTGGTCTAGGCGGGCCTATGGGCAAGAAGAAGAAGCCTATGCCTCCAATGATGATGAATAAAATGGGTGGTAGCATGTTTATGAAGAAGGAAGCCGCTGTTGATCCACAGGATGCCAAAATGAAGGCACAAAACAGGAAAAATAAGGCCAATGACCAGAAGGACGACGGTACAGGCACAGCACAAAAGAAAACCACAACTGTACGCGAAGGCAAGTGCTGCGACAAGTGTGGCAATATGATGAATAAGAAGTGCAACAAGATGACCAAGGAACAGAACGAATTTAATGACAGCCTGATGCGTCAGGCTGGTGCCCTTAAATTCGCAAAGGATGAACTTGGTTTTTGGGTTCCTGTTACAGAAGATGTTCTTATTAAGAACCCTGAAGTAGAGGATAATGAGCCACAGCCAGGCGAAGTCGGCTTTGCCACACAGCAGAAACTTGGTATTAGTGGTAGCAACTTCACAGAATGGGCTAACTACCATGCCAAACAGGTAAAGAAGAATCGTAAGAAGAGATAACATTAAGTATTTTAGGTAAAAAAGCTAGGTTAATTTAACCTAGCTTTTTTATTTTCACTTGCTATAATTCTGCTATGAGATATAAAAATTTTTGGACGCTTAAGAGAAAAGAAAAGCTAATGCTTAAGGTAATTCAATGGGCACAGAAGCATCGCAAAAAAGTCGAGCTTTTGACTAAAGAAGAGATAAGCATGGCTATAAAAGAATGACCTTACCCTAAATAGGGTATATGGAAAATTTCAGGGAATGGTTTGGGGAGAAACAAGGCTACTCAGATCAAGAGATAGTTAGTTTTTATACTCACAATCCAGACAAAAAGATCAAAGAAATCGCTCAAGTCACTGGCAAATCTGTTGGTGAAATCTATCGCATTTTACATAATTTCAATGTAACTCCGAATAGATTAAAGACAAATCACCACAACGTAATTAATTTTGCAAATTTCGGCTATAATATACCACAGATAGCACAACTGACAGGCTATACTGAAAGAAATGTTCGTTATATTCTATCGAAACTAACCACTGAAAGGAAACATGGGTGAGTTACTCTGGCTGCATTCTGGTGGCGCATTCAACAAAGAACCTGAAAATGATCTAGGGAATTATCCCTCACGTTTTCAAGTCTCTGGTGAACCACCAGAAGAACCAAATACAATGAATAACCTGTACGATGACGTTATGCCAGAAGAAACTGGCATGGTTGATTATCGCTGCTTCTACCTATGGAATCCTAATACCGTCGTTGCAATAGAAGGCATTGAATTAGAACTTGAACAATGCACTACCTGCGGTTCTGATATTGAATATGGCTCAAAACTCCAGAATGATATCCAAGAGATTACCATTATCTGTTCGGGTGAAAGTGAGCCAGATGAAAACGGCTACGCAATCTTTGATACCGAGTTCGGCGTCCCTTTTACAATTTATTGGAAAGGCGATTGGTGTACCTTCGGGGCCGATATGCAAGCCGCACTCAACTTACAAGCATGGTGCGAAGAAGTTACCGTAACAGGATGCAACCCCTTCACCATTGAGTTCAAAGGCGGCGTAGGCAACAGAAACGTAAGACTTATCAGAGTTGTCCAAAACAACTTAACAAATTACGGTCTGTGCCGCTATAACACACAAATTTATTTTTCGTGTGATGCGTGGAACGGCTTTCTCGACTCAATCATCTTAGTTGTTCAGCCTATTAGCGACCACGTTCCGCAGTCTGGTATTTTAAGAATATATAATCCACTAACTGGATTGTGGGATGTTTACCCATACAACAGCCATGATCTTTATACATTTGATCTTTCTAAACCACTGGAATTTAACCTTGTTGGATTTTTAGGTAGTTGCCCGCCCGTTGGCATAGTTCCTAATCCAGCTAATCCAGCCCAATATATCAACCTATATAATGATCCTAAGAACTGGCAACGCTGGTATCCTTCTCCAATTTATTACGGTGGCACCCCTGGAGAGCCTTTACCACTACCTGTGCCTTGGGGCGTAATTGAAGCTCCATGCGATAAGAACTATTGCCAGATTTGTATAGTCAAAATACAAGAAGGCAGCCCTATTAACACTATTGCAAAGCCAATCCTTACTGAATTTACTGCACCTGATTCCGAGTTCTCAAAGCAAAATTACTTTGTTGGAAACCTAAGACCAAATGAAGGTTTTTATTGGTGGACAAAAAGAACCACTCCTTCAGTAATTAGCTGTTGCCTAAGAGACTATTTTGATATTCGTGTTGTAGGTGAGAAAGTAACTTGGCCGCTTATAACACCCTAAAGGAGATTGATGGATTGTTTGCCAGTCTGTTGCGATTCTAGTTGTGTGGCATTTAAACATTCAATGGGTCCAATTAATTGTGACCCTTGTGCTGATTTAGGCGGTATTATTTCAGCCTGCGATCTATCTGCTGGCTTAGATAATCTGTTTCACTCTATTGGACCAAAACTCAGTAGAAGAGGACACGAAGACTATCGTTGTTTTTATATACAAAACGTCCATCCAGTGGCAACTCTTCGCAACGTCATTATTTTCTTTGATGGTACAGGTAGACAAGTGCCTGGAAAAAGAGGCGGTACATACGTCGCTATTGGCGTAAAACTACAAGACGAAATCCAACAAGTTGTAGTAACCAGCCCTGCCCCACCAAACATGGGCGAGTTCTTTGAACTAGAAGTGCCAGGCTATGACCCAACCTTTAAAGTATTCTACGACCCCAATATCACTAAATGGATAGGAAACTTCCAAACCGCCATTCGTGCAGTAGAAGGAATGCCAGAGGTTGTAGTGACAGGTGAAGGCAGTATTGGTACAACACTGGCCGATCCATCAGTCAATGTAACGTTTACAATTAATTATGGCGGGCATGTCAGCCGTAACGCTGGGCATAAAGGAATGGATGAACATTCCCGCTGGATGCAAGCTGCCAGACACCAAATTGACCTAGTAACCGTTGTAGATAACACTTTGTTATACGGCACAGCATCAGTTATTCCAGTCCCCGTTCAAGAAGGCAGCCCTGTAAACACTACGGCAGAAGTCATTCCAGATGAAATAACACCACCTTCAGGTATTGTATTCAACTACTATTTTCGTGGCAACCCTATAAGGATTGGTAGTTTACGTCCAGGTGAATATTTGCCAATCTGGATTAGAAGGACTTTGCCGATTGTCGATCCTTACTATGGGCCAATGGCTCGTAACGGGCAAATGTCAAAACTTTTAGACGAATTTGATATTGTGGTAGATGCAACTTCGCCGTAATCTACTATCTTAACTCAAAGGAGATTAAAATGAAAAATCTACTCAAGACATTTGTTGGAGTTACGGCACTATTGATGTTGTCAAGTATCGCTTTTGCCAGGGGCAAAGCAGATTTTGATAAGTTTTTGAAAGGTGCAACAGACAATGTTGCTAGCTATGGTACTGAAGCTCACTACGCTAAACAAGAATTTACCAATAAGCAAACTGGTGAGAAAAAGAAGTTCGCTGATTTTGATGATGTAGATAAGCACGTCTATATGACTATGCAAACTGATATTCTTAGTCACCAACTGGAAGACTTGTATAACAAGTGGAAAGAAGAGTTGAAAAACGCTGAGGATACCCCCGACGATGAGAACGAAGCCAGCAAGAAAGATGTAACCGCCTATATGGACAAACTGATGGCTTTACGCAAGAAGAATGCAGAACAAGTAGAGAAGATGGTAAACGATTTATTCAGTAAGTGGCCCAATAAGTTTACCAAAGAAGAGAAAGACTACGTTCTAAAGAACGTTCAGGCTTATCACGATAAGCACAATTTAATTAAAAGGAAATAGTAATGGATAAATGTCCTATTACTGGTTTGCCATGCGACCATAAGAAAAGCATTCATGTAACAGAGGTGGTAAACTATCAAGCTGTTGAAAGTAAGGACATGTGTGCCCTTTGTGGCTTACAGTATATAACCACAGAGGGCGGTCCTGCCTTTGATCCCACTGCTAATCAAGTCTTCCAGATAATCAACTCAGTGATTAAAGACTCTGGAATGCAGGAAGGCAAGATTGTTCTAGGCCCATTCCAACCACCGAAAATAGAATGCCCTTCTTGCGGACATACACCAGAAGACATTATGGCGTCTGGCAAAATTGGTTGTAGCAAATGCTATGAGTATTATAAGAAAGACCTACTGCCGCTCATAGAGAAGTGTCAAACAGGTGCTACAAAACACGTTGGTAAAGTCCCCAAAAATTTACACCCTGAATCACTTAGTAAGCTAGAAAATGAACTCAAAGCGGCAATAACAAAAGAAGATTATGAAAAGGCTGCCGCTTTGAGAGATGAAATCAAAAAGTTACAAAGTGGCAAATAAAGCGTCTATTTCCATTAGCCTTATCTGTGGCCATATATTATGATTAAGGAAAATGTAATCTGTAATGTCTTCGCCATATTTACGGTGGTTGCCATCCCATCTGGTTTCTACAACCGTAGTAGGAATATCACATAGTAAAGTGTAAGTCTTTAACCATGTGTCCATACTAATGACATGCTCCGCAGAGTTTATAATGCGGAGCATGTTCGTTAGGTTACTAGGCTGTGCATTGCCCTTCCCATCGTAGATCGTATCAGAATTTAGCCAAAAGAAATTGTCTCGATTAACAAGCCCAAAATGGTGCAAATCATTCATGGAGCCAGCCGCATAGACTTTGTACCCCTTGTCCAAGTAAATATCGACTAGCCTTTTATACTCTCCATTATGGAGATATCTTTGCCTTTTAATATCCTTGTGGGAACCAGACGGACCTATGATGATGACAGGCTTGTTGGTCGGGGCTTTCCCAAAGTGTTGAACCCACCTTGTTCGTCCACGGATTCTACTAGCATATTTTTTCTCGTTCGCCCAATCGTTATAATCAAGTCCGTCTGCCAGATGTGCGGATTCCTTAAAGGTAGGGAGTTTCTTCATGTAATCAAAGATGTGCGCTGCCATCTTTGTGCCCATGATATTATCGTGGATGAACACGGAAATGCCTAATATGTCAAAGAAGTTTCTGATGAATGGTATTTGGTTGGCAAAAAAGACTACTTTTGCTTTGGGATTTTCCCAGCAAACTGCCATCAGGAGCAAGGCGTCACCCAATCCACCAAACCCTAAATAGTAGTGTTTGTCGGGGGATTTGGTGAAGGCGTTGATTTGATTTAACAGGTTAGTTGAGGAAAAAACAGGGAGCTTGGGTTGCTCCCTTTGTATGTTTTGTAGCTTATTTCTTTGTAGAACTTGCGGTTGGGGTGCTTGCGGAACTATCCTATGAACAACTTGATGTGGCATTGCCCCTTTTACTTCGGCAATGTTGTCTCGCGTATGTTTCTGGACAACTCGTTTAGCCATGTTTACTGCTGGACCATGTTCGGATTTACCTGTGGCTGCTGGTGTTGCCTTGCTGCTTGAGTTAGAACATTGTAAGCATTGTTGAGTTGCTTGACCATCTCGGCTTCGTTCTGTTCGCCTCTAGCGGCTGTTTTTAGCAATGAGACAATCCTCCTCAGCATTACATCTTTGTCAGCAGCCATGCCTATTATAATATCAACAATACCACTTAGTTTATTTGCGCCTCTTAAACCTAAGTCAACGCCGCTCTGCCTTAGATGCTGATAAGGGGTGGATTCCTGCAACTTATTTTCTTTAAATTCTCTATATGTTATCATTTTTAATTCCTGTATCTAATAGGTGCGTCTTCTCTTTGGACTCAGGGTTTTTGTGGGCCTTGGATTTATCCAAAACCTGTTGAATCATTGGAGGCCAAGATGCAATCTTCTCTGGACTAACGTTAAGGAGTGCCGCCAGGCCATCCTTATTGTTGCAGACTAGGATGAAATTATCCCAAAAGTCTTCAGCAACGTTAATTCCAGTGAAGATTGCACCAATCGCAGCATCGTCGGCATCCTCTCTGATGCTGCGAATATTTTCCCAAGCCTCTAAAAAAGTCATATTTAGCTCACAATTTCTAGAAGATCATCTGGACTACCATTCGCATATGTTTTCTTCAAATAAATAGCCTGCTCACCGTAAGCAATAAACGATTGCTCAGATTGATTCTTCTGTGCGACGTTTGGACCTGGAAGATTGCTTGGAATCCAGCTACTAAACGTTTTAGGAATATTAACTGATTCTGCTTCTGTTTCATTGCCTAGTGGCTGTGTATTGCTAGGTAACGACCAAGAGTTCCTTAAAGGACTCGCTAGCTTTACCCTAAAAACATATGTTGGCCAAGGATTACTCATAAAAAAAACCTCCTGTATTCTTTATTTATGCAATTAGACTCTTTTCTTCATTCTTTTAATAACAAGAGGTGGTTTTAATTTATACATTTTTTCCACTCTGCCTAAATGACTCTGCGCACCATAGGTAGCCCCATGCCCATTGTAACGGCTCTGTGGACCAACATCACCATAGTCACCCGTGCCATCCTTGCCAGGCTCCCCTATGTGAGCATACCCTTCCCATTCGTTATACCATGATCTAAAATTCACATTTGTATTTAGAAGTTACACCATAACAATTCCACCTTAATCGGTTTCACTTTTTGTTGTGATGCATGATTCGCTATCTTCTTCTTTTCACAACGCCAATTTTTGTATAATTTGTTGTAAAGTCTTGATGGATAACCACTTATCAAAACCTTGCCTTTGAAATTGTTTAACACTTCGGCAAGTGCCATATGGTCATCGACAAGCATTTCATGGGTATAGGCGTCTGGACTTTCCCTTGTTTCGTGTAAGTAAGGCGGGTCTGCGTAAACAAGAACATTAGGTTCATCGAATATCTTCAGTAAGGGAATAGCTGATTTATTGAAAATGAGAACGTTTTGCAGTCTTTGACTGATTTCTGGAATTAAATCAATGATTGTTTTCCAGGCATTGATTTCCCCTGGTTGACCACCACGCTTGCGATTGGACCATGCAAAAGCCTTCTTGAGTCCACCGCGACTCATTCTTCTAAGTATAAACTCGTTAATTGCCTTGTTTAAATCATTGCTGTCAGTAGCTACATCACGTTTTAGGGCAGCTTCAAAGTTAGATTCTTTGTACCCTACTCGTTTAATTTTACGCATGAACTGAGTACACTGGTCCCTGATGATTCTCAACAATACTATTATATTGGCGTCAAGATCGTTGATTACCTCTTCTTTGGAGGGGTCTTTGTTTAATAAGACGTTGGCCCCACCACAAAAAGGCTCTAGGTAAACCATTTCTTGATAATTCTCAGGGAAATGCTCGATTATCCACTTGGCCAGATAGCTCTTACCGCCGTGGCATTTAAATGGTGGCCTCATCCTCTCCTTTTTTCTTCTTTTTCTTTTTTAACCGCTTGTATATTATAGTGTTACATAAATCACATTTAATCTCATAGACACCATATAAAAGGTTTCTTCCCCACATGAAGCCCTTCTTAGTCTTTTGGAAACACTCTTCGCACTGGACGTAGATTTTCTGGTCTTTTACCGTTTCATCGTCCCAATATATATAACAATTATTTTTTTCCATAATTCCCTAACTTAGTTTAGTTCTGATTTGCTAAATACTTTATGCTAAAATTCATGACACGATCATTAATTCTTCTTTTTTTTTGCACATTATTAAGCTTTAGCTATGGGGGAGAAGTTGATAAGAAACTTCATCAAGAATGTTTGTATCCAACAGTTTATGTAGGACGTGCTGATGGAAGTGGATATGGTAGTGGCGTGATAGTCAGAAGTGATAAAGTAAACGATACTCTTTACAAAAACGTATTTATATCTTGTGCCCATTTGGTAGATGATAGCACCCTAGACTACGAAATCAAGCAATATATATACGAAGACTGGTCCCAAGTCAAAGACGTGAAAAGCTACCCTGCCGTGTTCTTTGCATACAACCGCGACATGGATATAGCAATCGGAGTTTTCTATTCAAATAAAGCCATGCCCGTAGCTAAGCTCGATTTTGAGCCAAAGCTGTTCATAGGAAATGAAGTTTTTCGAATCGGCTGTGGACTAGGAGATGAACCTAGACTTGATTATGGCAGGCTAACATCCTACAAGAAATCCCCAAAACCTACATTCAGAACCTCGGTTATGACGGTTCCAGGTGACTCTGGTTCCCCACTCTTCCATGATTACAAAGTAGTCGGCATTATGGTTTCAATTCGTTCATTCCGTAATTTACCAGTATTCACTATTTCCTACGCAGTTCCATTAGAGAGATTTAAACAGTGGAATACCGCTAATAATGATGATTTAGACTTCGGTTGGACAACGAAGCCATTGCCAGAAATGGCATTCAGATATCTTAAATTTAAGCAGTATGAAATCAAATAAAAAAGGGGACTACTTAGTAGTCCCCTTTTTTGTTGCTTACTTCTTCCAACTTACAGGATTGTAGTTATTGAACGGGCTTGTAGACCCATCACAAGTAACCTTGTGTCCATCATCCAAGATATTCATATTGATGTTCTGCGGTGCAACCCATGTTGGTGTAGGCGTGGCAGGAACGCCCACTGGTGCATCCTCCGTGAAGTCAGCCAGCTTGAGTGAATCATCGCTGTATACGTTCGCCTGAGACGTTAAGCCTTCTAAGCGGGCACCATAGTAGGCTTTTTGACGGGTGCAGTTCTGGTGCATACCATGTCTTGCCAACTCTGGAGTGGAATTAGACCACTTGGCCACGTTAGAGATAGGGATATTCATTTGAGCGGCAACTTGCTTGAGATACTTGTCGTCGCAGCCCATGTAAGTGAATGTCCACTTCCCTAACTTATCGACAGAAGCCTTAAGTTCATTAAGAGCTTCCACGCTATAATGACGAGAAGCATTCTCGATGCCGTCAGAAATAATGACGACTAAATGCGCAACGTCGCCACTGGAATCTACGGTCTTTTGCAGCTTCTCAATCGCATAACCTACCGCATCACGCATGGCGGTAGAACCTTCAGTACGATAATCTTCTTCTGTAGCTTCGGTCAGCTTTTCGGCTGGTTCGCACCACAAATGCTCATATACTTCCCCGTTGAAAGTAATGAGTGAACAGAAGATATCCTGATCTTTAGAATTTAGTTTCATTTGCTGTACTTGTTCGTTATAGCCCTGTACAGCTTGGGCTTTTGTACCACACATCGACCCTGATTGGTCAAGGATGATGGTCACATAAGTCTTTGGCTTAGCCATTTTATTATCCTTTTTCTTAGTCTTCATGAGAGAATTTCCTTAAATATAGGGTGCTAGGCACAAACCTAGCACCCTAATCTTTTACTTGTTGTAGTATTCACGATATTTGTCTTGGACGACCCACTCTACCTTCTTAGCATTATCAAAAGGGCGGTTGGTCCTGCCAGCCCCCTTATCCTTCTTTAGAATCAGCTTTAGTGTCGGTAGTTTACCAACACTTTCCAACTTCTTAAACTCAACCGCTGCGGCAGGATAACGCTTGGAGAACTTGTTAAAAGCGTCAGCATCCATTGCCATATCCATGATATCATGGACACGCTCAAAGGAAATATCCTTTAAGCTACCATTGTCCATCGCAACTCGCATGAGTTGACGGACTTGCATGGTGACGCCATTCCATGAGCGGTTGGTTTGATCGCAGGTGCCGTCTGGACGGAGCGGACGGTTGCGGTAGAGTGGATTTTCTTCTACGAAGTTGTCAGGCAAGTCCCCAACGCGGTGAATTTCCTTAATCTCACCAGCTACTTCGATGTTCTCACGGCCTTCATAGCCACCCTTGACTTCCGACAAGAGTTTTACCGTGGTTTCCACATCCACGGTACGCCCATTGGCAAATACAATGAATTTCTCACCTCTGGAAATCTCCCTAAGTCTTTTGCCTACAGGATTTTCCGACTCTTCTGGATCGTAAGATTCTACTAGCTCACGCAGCGTCATCTTGTCAGCTTTCTTGGCTGACACTGGACGTGCTGTGTGGGTATTAGTAGAATCTTCTTTGCCACGAAAAATCTTGGCAATGTCTTTGGCTACGCCGACTGGCTTGATAGGTGGGCCACCCGCAGGATTAGCACGGGTTGGCAAACATTGGAGAATGTCTTCGTAAGACATGGCCTTGAGCCTGTCTTCCGTGGTTCCACCAGCGAGCTTAATACATTCGATGAATTGGTCGGGATTGACGTAACCATTAGCGGTTTCACCGCCAAGGACTGCGTTGTGCTGCTCGACCAGTGCGCGCACACCCTCAAACTTTTCTTGAATAGACATGATCTTTTTCCTTCTTCGCAGCCGATTGCTGCAACTTCGATGGCCCTATTGCCATCAACACTATCTACTATAGTTTGAATTTGTTTTTTGTCAAGAACTTTTTTTATTTTGGCCAAGAATCATTTCTTAGGCATCTTCTTCATACGCTTTGGCGGTTGGCCCATAGGCATTGCTGGCATGGCGGGTGATGCTGATATTCCACCAGGCATGGCACCACGGATAGGTGATACACTTCCACCAGAGCCAGTAAACTTGTGCAAATACAAGTCTTTGTTGGTTGACGGACCTCTAAACACGTCGGGACTTTCGGGTTGACCAGGGTTCTGAAAGAGGCCACCCGCTTCGTACAGTTTCACAAATTCCCTGAAGTTCATATCGTATTTATGCATCTGGCATCTCATTTGCCGATTTATTGTCGCTGGCACTATCTGGAAAATTTCTGGAAAGACTCTTGACAATGGAAACTTTGGTGCTAAAAGTTATGTATCGGTTCAGTTACAACCTTCTCACCAAAGTTCATGAAAGGTTCTCACTCATGGAAACCACACAGGTTTCACAGGAATCGCAAGTCAAGGATGGCGTTGCACTTAACGGCAAAGCCGTGACGAAACAACCTGAAGAAGTCCGCACTGATGGCGTGCCAAGTCCACTGGTTGGCACCTTGGAAGCGGCAGTCAAGGAAGCGGTTGATGAGATTCGTCATTGTGACGAACAGGCTGGCCTGTGGATGACGCGAAAGCAACAGCTACAGGCCAAGATGAACGAAACTCTGGAACGCATCCAGAAGCAGTTCACTGGCGGGGAACCCGAAAAGAAAGCACCACGCGCCGCCCGCGTTGATCGCAACGCTACCGTACCTGAATTGATCCGCGTATTCCTTGAGAAGAATGGTGCGCAGCGGACCAAGGAAATCCGCAAGTTCTTGCTGAATCATGGCCGCAAGACCAATCCTGGCGTTGCTCTGAGCCGTATGCTCAAGAACGGCGACCTCAAGAGTACGGAACGGGGCATCTACAAGATTGCCTAATTTCGTTCCGACTGTTAAAACGGGGTAGCAATTTGCTACCCCGTTTTTATTTTGTCTACACTAAATAAACTCATGAAAACATGGGGACGATTCCTAGAAATGAAAGAGCCTTTCCTACAGTGGCGTACCACGATGGACAAAGTACACAAGAAACGCAAAATTCCCGTGTGGCTTGATGAATGGGTCGAAAGTTTACTTTTACCTGCACTTCAAGCGGAGTCTCAGCCACCAATAGATTTTGAGAGTCTAAGAGCCGTCTGCCAAGAAGTTAGTCAGATGATCGAACATGGTCGTATCACGGAACCCTTGAAGGCGAAATTAAAGGTGGCATTAAATCAAGCAGAATCCATACTAATTAACCTTGGGTATCGTTGAAATGCCTTGTTTCTTCCAATCCATGTCATACTCCCACCCATTGCCGACAATTCTGGCCGCTTCCACCCCTGTTGTGCGAAACGTTTTCCTGAACAGTGGGACGTAAAATTCCATATGCATTCCGTAGCCAATCCAGCCAATCTTCATCATCGACCCGCCAAATGTTGAGCCTGAAAAATTCACGCCAATAGGCTCATAAAAACGCTTCCCACCTTGGATAATAACATCATATTCGTCACGATCACCCTTAATAATCTTGTAAAGACTATTCCTAGTCACTGCTAAAACAGTTGTCCCAGGCTTTAAGGTGTGGACATTTATACCATAATCAAGACATTTAGAATCTTTTATATTGATAGACAACATATTTATTTAGGTAGTAACTTAGAATGCATAAAGTCTGGCAAGCGATTCGCCAGAATCAGCAAGAACTTCTCTGTGGCTTCCTCAGTAAATGTTAGTCTGATATATTTTCGCTCTTTTGTCAAGGCAGTTTCACCAATGCCTGCCTCACGAAAGTAACTTGCGATTATTTCAGTACCATTTTCACCGAACTTGTTCGTGTTTAATACCACTTTGTTCTTTTTTAGTTTCCCGCAATCCCCATACCATATCGCCAACCCAATATCCCTTAAACTATCCAGAATTTCCATTTTTACCAATTTCTTGTTATTATCATAGAATAGGTTATAGTATTCGGTAAAAATAGGATAGCAGTTAGAATGCCAACGAAGTGTATTTCCTTCATGAGTAAACGGACGTTGAGATGACAAAGAAGCAAGTTCTTCTGCCTTGTAATTAAGCCACTTCTTATCAGCAGACCTCATGAAAAGATAACAGTTTCTACCCTTCTTTGGCTTCACCAAAGACGAACCACCCAGGATGGTTCCTATAATAACTTGCTTATGCCAGTCATTGATCTGCGGATTGTCATAGTACGTCATAATGCTCCTTTAATTGCAAACTAGCATAATTCTATATAGGCAAAGCAGTTAAAAATTTTACCAATACGCAACCAAATATTTTTTGCACTTTGTATATATCCTTGAATCTTTTATCGGAGGATTTTTTAATGGGTGCAACAAGTGTAACAGGTGTTAGTGGACCAGGATCAGCGTCAGCGTATGGTGCTGGTAATAAGGGTTCAGAACATATGGCGTTGGGCGTTCATCGTTTGATCGGCCCAAGAGTAGTAGGTTGCGGCGACGTAGTATTGGATGCTTCTGGCTTCGGAATCGTAGTATTCCCAGCTTTGCCAGGTGGCCCAGGTCTATATTGCCCATTCCTGTCAACAGATAATGCAGTCGCTCCTTATTGGGGCAACTTCACTGTCACTTCCTTTACCGTAACTGGTGGAGATGATGCAGAAGTATGTTGGCAGATCGTAAAGAAGGGTCTATGGGGTTCTCTTGAGAACGATGGCCCAGCTAGCGTAATTGCAAACACATAATGTAATGTAGTCCAAATAGCCTTTCTAATTAACAAAATGCCTGGCACATCGGATGTGTGTCGGGCATTTTGTTGTATATAGACATAAAAAAAGCTGGCCAATGGCCAGCTTTTCACGTTTACTCGTCTTCTTCGTCTTCGTCTTCCTTATCTGCGTTTTGAGGTGGAACCGCCTTGCCAAAGACCTTCTTCTTATGAGCCTGTGGCTCACCTTTTTCTTGGTCATTATCCAAGTCTTTGCCTAGCTTCTCTTCCATATCTTCAATATCGCAGCCCTTTTTCTCTAAAAAAGTTTTCCATGTTGGAAACATAAACAACCTCCTTTAATATTTATACTCTTATTCTGATTTTTTACCATGATTACAAACTGCATAATCAGTAAGAACAAACCCCGTTATTAACGAAGTTGTCCCCAAAAGCAAATCAGTCGTGGGAGCCGCAGCAATGCGCCAATCCCAAATTCCAGTGTCATACATTCCCCAAAAAGATATTATTGAAACAACAAGGTGAATAATACCTTCTGCGAAATTAAGCAACGCCAATATCTTTATAACAAATTGTTTTAGCATTAATATATATATCAAAGTAAGAAGGAGTAAAAATGGGTCAATTTAATGAATATCACCAATACAGAGAAGACGTTGACACGGCAATAGAAATCGTCAACTTCGAACAAGAACTTCTACAGTTAGCCGAATTTAAAAAAACACATCCAGGTAAAGGCATTCCTGAGAAAAAGAAGTCTGATATCGTTAAAAAGGCCCGACGTGGCGAAGACATGTTCGGCAAAGGCAAAGAATTTAAAGATATTGCTAAAAAAGCTGGAAAGAAATATGGCGATAAAGAAGCTGGCAAACGTGTCGCAGGCGCTATTTTCTGGAAGAAAGCTAAAGGCAAAAACATGACCAAGGAAGACGTTGAGAATTTGATATGGATTGTCGAAGATGATCTTGAAATTATACTAGATCACGCAATCAGATATCAAGAAGTAATGCTTAAAGAAAATTACAGACCATAAACCTCCAAACAGGCTCGGAACGTGTTGGTGTGCAGCTTAATAACATAGCTGCACCCACCGTCCTTATCCTTCTGATACCCGCCTGCCAATGTCCATGTAATAGGAATATTCAATTCCTTGGCAATTGTAAACATCTTAACATCACGTTCATACATTTGCTCCTCAGTCAATATGCCACCAAATGGATCATCTATATGAACGTCAGCACCAGACTGATAAATGATAAGGTCTGGCTTAAAGTGTGCCAACTGTTGCTTGACGCTAGCGAAATAAAGCAGATAACTCTCGGCTGATGCGTAAGTACCAAAATACTTACCAAAACTAATGTTAGTATACCTATGAACATCAGTAATATGATTCAGGATATCATCAGTGCCATTACCCCAATGCATGTCACAATCTACAATACTGACACGACTTACACCGTCTTCCGCTACCAACTTCGTAGCAGCAATCATTAAGCCATTAAAAGTACAGAAATAGCCAAGGTTTTCAAACCCCTTATAGCCCGCGTGGTGGAACCCAGCAACGATAGCACAAGTAGGCTCTTTAGTCTGATATGCTAGCTTAGCCGCTGTATACATAGCACCATTCGTCCACGGCAAACTATCTACTACAGATTGGGACTTTGTGCCAAAGCCATTGGGTTTATTTAAACTCAAAATATCTTCTACATATTGCTTATCATGACAGCGTATAATGTCTTCAACGGATACAGGTTGTGGCTCCACAAACTCCACTAACTGGTTGTAATGCGGATCATTTTGAAGATATTCCGCCAGATATTTTGGCTTAATTGCGGAAGGGCTAATATTACTACCACTCTCTGCTACGACTTTGGGGTTATAAACGACTTTAATTTTCATAGTAAACACCACTTCCTTTACAAATTATACAGCACTTCCCACCACCGAAGAATTTATGTTCTTTGAAATTAGGGTCGGCATTGCAGCGTGGACAAACATCGCCGTCTTCATACTTTGGATCAATGTATTTTATATCTGTATCCCAGCCTGCCCTGGTATGCGAATAACCTGGATTTTCCAATCCACACGCTTGTCTCGTTTCCTTCTTCCACCAGAATATAGAATGACAAAAACCGCATTGAAATTCCACCCTGGATAAGTCCTCCCACGACCTCATCAGTGTAGTGAATTTATTTGAACCACCATTATGCATTCGGCATATCGGGCACGAAGACGGCTGCATTACTCTGTTCATTTTAGGAAGATTCTTGAACCAGCTTGGAAACAACCACCGCAAGATACCACTACCCATATAACAAACACTATGAATAATACCCATACAACAAAATCCACCACGGTTTGAAATATATCTTCTTGTTTGATTGGTTGCCTTGGCTTTCTTTCAACGCTCCAATAATCAAAGAAGATTTGGGGCATCATATCGTCAGGCAGTTGATCTTCGAACGGTGGCATGTCAAACCATTTGCCACTATTAATGAGTCGCTTAACAGCCTGTTCATAATCGTATTTGATAGAGCTAATAGCTTCGCCGCATAGAACACGATGTTTGTCACGCCAATGACTAGCGAGTTTACCTAGTAACTCAACATCTTCATCAAAACTATTCTTGTCATAAAGCTTCCATCGTTCATCACTCATGTTTACAATTCTTCCTCTCCAGCCGCTTGTTTATCCCTTCATTCCAGAAGTCATACAAAATAGATGAAGTCCAGGCGTCGGCTCGCATGTCCGTGCCTTCTTCCCACCACTGATGACCACTGCCCCAATATCGAACAGTCTTTTCTTCTTTTGGCTTGTCGAAGATATCCAGTGTTTCGTACCAGCGGGGCACTATATGAACCGTTATAACTTCATCATAATCATCTTTTGGATACATGCTACCAAATTCAATTTTCATGGTTCTACTTGTCCTCCACTCTTAGGTAATTTATTGCTGAAGTCAATTAACATTGTGAACTCTGGAATAGTGAACGCAATCCAGAATATCATCATTCCCATAAAATAGGCTAGCTGGTCTACCCCTGGAAGATTTACAGCGAATATTGACCACAAAAGTCCTACACCAAATCTTATCGGCATTGCACCAATAGTCAATGACATAAAGATTGGGAACTCTTTATCCCAAGCATACCACGCTCCTACCATCCAGGTCGCCGCAATAAAAAGCATTGGCGGCAAACCCATCAACATGCTTCTACCAACGTCAGGATAGGCAACAAAGACAGGCAGCACAAGCGTTAAAAGGAGAAGACCAAAGCAAATAATCAGGTTTTTACAATGCTTAAGCATTAAGGTATTTTTTTCCATAGTTCTTCTAGCCCAATCTACTTCTGGCAAAGGCGGCGGGGGCAGTGGAGGTGGTGGATTTCTAGCCAACTCGAAAGCCCTTGCCGTCTTGGTGTTACTCAGCGTTTCTAAAAGTTCCCTGTTAGTCATGAAGATATAACACCAAAAATTATGGAATTTGTCAATATATAAAACATGGAGTTAAGTTTCAGAATGTGGATGGAGAACAACGTCGATACACATGCAAATGTGGATGCGATCTATCCGCCATTATACACACAATACATGAACTATCCTCCACAGGTTATTGCCACATGGACCGCCGACGCTTTGGTATATCTTGATCCTAGAGATGTAAGTTGCAAACCTTACGCCTACAATGGCAAGTTCAAGCCTTATTTTTGGAAGGGCGTCTACGGTGGTCGTGGTGCTACTGGCGGCGGTGATTAACGAAATCCAAAAAGGCTTGCAACCAGAGTTGTCGAGATGGGCCTTGCCAGGAATATTTTTCGCGGATCAACTGCCTGGCATTCAAATTCAGGTTTCGCCTGTAACTTTCACTCAAAATAAGTTTTTCCAAAGCGTCATACCAACCCTGAGTATCCTTTGGTTTAACCAAGATGCCATTTTCCATATTTGTAATGCACTGGTAAGGTGGTAGGTCTGTTGCAATACATGCTGCTCCAGCCATTGACATTTCAAGGAACTTTAGGTTGCTTTTCGACTGATTAAACGGACAGTCATCCAATGGCATGATGGCAATATCTGGTTTAAAGTCTTTTAATTTATAAAAATATTCACGGTGCGTAAACCAATCTCCAAAATATAAATTATCATACTTTGGAACTAAATTGGCGTATGGCAGTCCTGGCGATCTTTCAAAATTAGCAAACTGTGTAGGTAGATAACCCCAAAATATAAAAGCAATGTTATCTTTATATTTATCTAATATCTTAATAACAGGCTCAACAACATCATTAAAATCATTTCCATGACTGGATGACCCACACCACAGTATCTTAATTGGTGTTTTAGTGTGATGAATTTCAGTTTCAAATTGATTTAAGTCGATCAGATTGGGCAGTATTTTAGTTTTATTTGGGTGGGCCATTGTTTTTGCCAGGCTTTCCGTGCTAACCCAAAGAGATTCACATTTATCAATGTATAACTGTGTTGCGTTCAAGTCATTTTGATCTAATAGTATGTGTGCTGGGTTCCACTTTGGTATATTCCATAGGTCGTCATCGCATTGCCAACAGAACTTTTTGCCTTGTTCAAGCAGAGGGGCTACGACATTCATATAAAATTCAGGACGTATTAAACGATTGAAGATGTATGCATCAAAATCCTCATATTTTAGGGTTTTGGCATCTCCTGTTACATGGATACCGTTTGCACTTAGGTCTGAATACAGGTGCAACATAGGCATTAAAGCTCTATAAGTTGTGCAAGCTTTGTCGTCTGGTATGTGGAAAAATATTTTAACTGCCATGAATTTAATGGAGTAAACTCTAATAATATATGGATGGAAAGAAAAAATTCGAAGTTAAGTTCAAAAACACAGGTGAAAAGGTAGTTAAGGCTATTTTCATTGATGGTGTAATGCTAGACTACTCGGTAGATGTAGAATCTTTAAAGAAGGTGTCGGCATTAGGACCAGAGTATAAAAAAGTGGCATTACTCGACATAGAAAAACATTTCATAGAGTGCGTTTGCGACATGGTTGGTCGTCAAGTAACTGCACAAGAACTAGACAAAGCTTTTAGAACTGGTTGGATTTAATATGAAGAAAAACATACATAACAATCTAAGCAAATTCATACTTACAGATGGATTTGCTCATGTGGTAGACCTGAAAAAGAGTCAAGGGTCTTATTTCGTAGATGCCAACACTGGCAGAGAATACTTAGATTGTTACTCCCTGCACGCCAGTCAACCTTTAGGATGGAATTATCCAAAGCTCAATGAACACAAGAAAAAACTCACCGATATTGTTTTCCACAATATTAGTAATTCTGATCTATATTCTAGTCCTTACGATGACTTTGTGGCTAGTTTTGCAAATATAACTCCTGATTTCAACCACTACTTCTTTGTTTCGGGTGGAACACTCGGCGTGGAGAATGCGCTAAAAGCAGCATTCGACTGGAAAGCACAGAAGTTAGGTTGGGATGACTACCATGATGACTATGATTTTGACAAACAACTAGACGTAATACACTTAAATGAAGCTTTTCACGGAAGAAGTGGCTACACACTTTCATTGACCAATACAGGCATCATTAAAACTAAATGGTATCCTAAGTTCAAATGGACTAGGATACTTAATCCTAAAGTGACGGAAGACCTAAATATCCAAGCTTTAGAAGCATTCAGCTTAGATCAAGCTGAAACGGCACTGAAAACCAATAAGGTCGCCGCAATTATTCTTGAGACTATCCAAGGCGAAGGGGGTGACAACCACTTTAGACCTGAATATTTTCAGGCGCTCAGGAATTTGGCTGACCGCTATGAGGCTATGCTCATATTAGACGAAGTACAGACAGGCGTAGGCATGACAGGTAAAATGTGGGCCTACGAACACTTTGGCATTATTCCTGATATGATTTGCTTCGGCAAAAAAACTCAGGTTTGCGGCTTTTGCTCTACCCGCAGGATTGACGAAGTGCCTAAAAATGTCTTCACGGTATCAGGTCGTATAAACTCAACTTGGGGTGGCAACCTTGTTGATATGGCCCGCGCCACTGCATATTTCAAGATCATCGAAGAAGATGACCTTGTTAATAACGCGGAAAAGGTAGGCCATTACTTTAAGCAGGAGCTAAGTAAATTGCCATTGAAGAATGTGAGAGGTCGAGGGCTAATGTTAGCCTTCGACCTCCCTACTTCTGAAAAACGGGATGAATGCCTAGCTAAACTGAATGAACGTGTGTTTTGCTTGAAATGTGGTACGAAATCAATTCGCTTCCGCCCACATCTTACATTCAGCAAGAGCGACGTGGAAGTGGCAGTCAATCATGTGAGGAATTGTATATGATGAACAGATACATAAAAGAGCCAGGACTTAAAAACTTCTGGCTCAATAGAAGGCACAAATTCGACAGAGGACTCTTAGAAGGAATAGACACGAAGTATTCCCGTGCTACCTGTGCAGTATTATTGGAGTCTGTTAGACTCCAATATGAAGTTGGGAACGACGAAGAGTATGCTGTTTATCTAAAGGAATTTCGTGAGAGAACACAGCGGGCATTAGACGCTAACCACTCGCCAAAACATGACCAGCCTCATCAGTAATGATATAATCAATCACGCAATTCATCTTTTCAGCCATTTCAGCCATGCCTTTAACATGGTCTTTTGCTGATGCAAGTGTATGAAATGGATTGCCTTTATCGCCCCAAGGCGAAGGCTTCTCGAATCCACCGCGACGAATCTGAACATAATATAATGTTAGCATTTCATGCACTCCTCAATTATATCAATCCAGGTATTGCTGTATTCATAGTATGACCAAGTATTATTGGTCATATCGCGTACTTTATTTCTAACCTGCATACCTTCACGGAAATGAACAGGATGTGGTATATTGCCATCGTCTTTTATACAAGCATTTAATGTTCCATGTTCTTTCTTAACATTTCTAAAAAACATTAAACCAGCTTCACCCAACCATTCTTTCAATTCTGGAATAAGCTGTATATAATCTTCTCTATTCTTCTTTTCATATATATTAACTATTGGTTCACCCTTCATGACACCCCTCAGTTTCCAAATTTGGGACCGCCCACAATGGGAATCTAGTCCAATCTATCTTATTTCTATTTGGGGCTTGGTATAGTATTTTTAAGTCTTGGTGAAATCGACCATTAACACATGCCTCCAAGACCCGTTCACATATATCTTTAATTTCCATAGTTCACCCCTTCTCTATTTATTTTACCCCGCTCGGATTTCCGATACAAGTTTTTTCACAGCATTTCCATCCACACTTATTTTATTTTCCTTGAAAAACTTCATAGCAATGCCCGTAGCCTGTCCCTCCGACTTTGCGGCCCTTATTTCTTCTGCCTTTGCGGTCAAAGAAACCTTCAAGTCGTGAATGGACATTTCCTGTGGAAGTAATGCCTGCAAAGTAGTCTTTTCAGCCTCAAATTTAGGGTCATTAGGCTTATATGTAAGCATTTCTTCGACGCCCTGGAGTGTCTTACGAATGACACGGCAGCAGTCGTCATCGGTAAACGGCTTACCATTGCGGCTTTCTTGGGTGTCTATTTCACCCAACACCACTTTAAGCACGTTTTTCTGTGCCTCTAGTTTGGCCTTGGTCGCTTCCGTAATTTGCTTCCGAATTGTCTCTTTCAGTGTCATGACTTTCCTTTCGTCATTTCTGTAAGTGGGATATAAAGTTTTCCAGCTTTACGACAGTCGTAATAGCGAGAACAGTTTAACATCATTAATTCTTTTTCAGGCAACTGTGGATCGGCGTCTGATGTTTCTGGCAATAGCCCATAGAGATAGAATTGGTCATCCAGCCAGCAGTTTTCGTCACCCTGCTGGTCACGATGGGTGCGAATCGCTGTCCGAATCTTCATTATTTCGTCTCTAAGCTCTTGCTCAGACATTTCAAGAAGGTCACTATCCATTATGCACCTGAACTTTGCTGGTTTTCGTGTTGCCGATTATGTAGATACAGTCAGTCAATCCCTTATCTACATAGACTGGAAAACTAAACTGGTTATACCAGCCATAGAGATAGAAGTCTTGGTTTTCATCAAGCGGTTCTTCCGCTGCGAAATTCATCATCATATCCTTGAGCGTGGGTGGAATAATCAAAGAAATAATCAGACCACCGCTTTTATCCCTTATCCCATAAAGGAAGGTCTGAAATCCTTGCGCCTTGTCCACTTTAGCAACATCAAAAGTTTCTATCACAGGAATGCTCCTCTCCAATATCGCTTTAAGGTGGTTTTCCGTGTCTTCAGAACTTGCTTAGCTTCCTTCTTAAGCAACTTGGCTATTGTGCGGCTGGTTTCTTTCTGTATTCTCTCCAGAAGAACACGCACTTGATTGTGCCAGTCTTCTTGTGCAAAAGGGCAAGAGAAAGTATCATGTGCATGACCTTTACTCTTGCCATGAGCTACAGACATAGCTTCTACCCAGCCCGTGGCTCCCATACAGCCTCTTTTTACATCCATTTTTTCTTTACAGACACGACAAAACATTTCCTTTTCTTTGCCAGGTTCGGGCGTAAAATGATCCCAACCTGCATGGAAATGCTTGGTCTTTTCTTTTGGCTTACTCATCCTAAAAACCTATGTAAGAGTTTGTGGAAATGGTAAATACCTTCTTCCCTTGGGTTATGATAGCGACCTACGCTATATCGACTACTATGCAATCCCTTTTGGACCCGCTCACAAACCTTTATGTCTTCTTCCTGAATTTGATCCGATACAATCTTACTGTCGTGCTGTTGGTGCTTATCAAACTCAGGGGTAAAGTAAAAATCAAACGTAACCTTACACTCTTCTGGACCTACAGGCTCTACCCAATTCGTGTCCATTGCACCTTCTGATACATTAATCATGAAGTTAGGGAATAGCCAAACATAGTAGGCCATCCCCTTGCGAACACCATGCATTTCCCCGTCATTGTCTAATGGAACTGTCTGACTTATGATGAACTCTTCCAGAGTCGTCTTATATTTAGAATAATCAGCAACAGCAGCCAAAGCTTTATGAGCATAAGGAATATGATAACCACCATCGACATAATTATCTATAAACACTTTCCAGTTGCATTTTATATGGAAGACTTCTCTCCATTTCCACTCAAACATGTCAAGCGGTGGCAACACAAGTCCCTTGGTGAACTTCTCCCAAGAGACACGATTTCTTTCGTTGGGATTGACGAAAATCCAAGGCCCAAGAGTACGGACCTCAAAAGCAGGCAAATTGTTCGCTTTTTTATCCAGTTTTTGCCAACCATCAGGCTCCGTACAACCGAGCAGATCACCATTTAAGTTGTAAGTCCAACCGTGGTAAGGACATATGAATTTGTTCATATGTCCACAACCCTCGGCTAGCACAGTGCCCCGATGACGACAGACGTTAGAGAAAGCGGAAAATCCATCTTCATTCTTTACAACTACAACAGGCTCATCGCCTATGGTGGCTGTAAAGAATGATCCTACATGTGGAAGTTGTTCTTTCCTGCCAACGTAATTCCACATGCTCCTAAAGAGCATATGTTTTTCATCGGTTAGAATCCTTGGATCATGATACCAATATGATTCAATGGATTCTGCTGTAGCTAGCGGGAGATTCGGGTTGAACATTACTTAAAACAACCTTAAGTTAAGCTATTCTGTAGGACTGCTCTTTTTTCTACCATATGTCTTTCCACTTTCCCTATAGGACTGGTGTGGAGTCTTGCCGTCGCAGAAGTTGTGCCAATACACATTGACAGGTTCTTCTTCAAGTTGATCGTCAAACTTCCTAACTTCAGCATACCAATTGTAGAAGTCCTTTTCCACTTTTTCTAAGAAGTCGGCAATTGTTCTTAGTTCGGCTGGGAAATACCAGCCGTCTAGCTGTGTGCTACCACAGCCGATCTTCGCGTATTGCTTAATTTCAGCAATCTCTGGATAACGTTTTGCAAACAATTCTAGTTGCATGATTAAACCCAATACTTGTTAAGCCACTCGATAGTGTCGCCAATCGGATAGTCCATACCTATTTGTGCAATGGACGACAAATCCTCAAAATTGTCCATCGGTCCATTGATTACTGGCTCCATACGATGATAACGTTCCCCTAACAGGAAATTCGTTATATAGTTTACTACCATTGTATCACGCTCTGTAATCATATGAAAAACAGACCGTGACCACATGAAATAACCCCATTGGACAGTCTTTTGCTCAATGTAAATGTCCCTGATAGAGCCAATCGACAAAACTACTATTTCATCCTGTTTAGGACGAGGTTCTGTGTTCCTTTTATCCTGCGTTTGTGCCACCGCACATAATGCTGGATTATTCGCAATCAATGCTCCGTCAACATACTTTTCATATGTTGGGAAGAAAACTGGCGCGGCTGACGTAGCCATCGCCAAGTCTACCAGTTTAGCATCTTTGTCGGAATCTTCACCCTCAAAATTGTGAAATATTTTAGCTCGCCAACGCCGATGGCTTGGAGCTTCATCATCCAGACAAAAAGTAGGTATAACTACCTTCTTTTGTAGCTCCCCAAGTTTAATTGGGCCATATAAGCTACGCAGAAACACCTTGAACTTACTGTTGTCGTATTTCGGACAAACGCCAGCATAGAAACCTAAGAGTCTAGCTGGGTTAGTATTAAATGCTAATGGAATGCCCTTAATGAAATTCTGATCTACCGAGTCTATGTCATGTCCCATCGCAAAGCCAAGGCCCAACACACCGCCAATTGACGTTCCAGCAAACAAATCGACGCTCTGAAGAAGTGTTGGAAACTTTTTTATAATCCTTTTAAGGATCATAAGGTCTGCGTAGCCATGCATTCCACCGCCGTCAATAGAGAGGATTTTGTACATTCGTTATATACTCGCTTTTCATTTTCCAAATATGTTTCCAGGTTATCTTATGGGCAATTTGGTACACAATATGATTGTTAATACCAAGGCGATCCGCAATTTGTTTGTTAGTTTCTTCACCTATCATCAAAGCATCCCGAACGTCTAAAGCCGTTTCCAAAGTGATTACAGCCCTGCCATTGTCTTCCCCTCTTGGCTGCCGTTTATATTTGCCCAACAGTTTAGAGCAAGCCTTTCTATCCTTAGCAATCTTAAAATGCTCTGGATTAAAGCACGCTCGCATATTGCAAGTATGGAAAATAAACTTGCTACTGTCAAGTGGTAAATCCAACCAGATATACGCAGCCACATTCTGAACTAGATAATGCCTTCTGCTATAGGGTCTAGGAAGAGATAAGTAGCCGTAACCCCTCATATTCCAGCCCCCGACCCACATCCAACAACCTGTATTTGGGTCTATTTCTCTTTTCTTTAATAGACGCTTTTCCAAGTATTCTTTGGATGTAAGATGTATTCTAACTGGCCTGGGTTCACCATATGCTGCACTTAGATATTCGCCATTGACAATAGGACCACGATTGTCCTTATCAACAAGGTTTAAATCTTTAGCCCAACGCTTGACAGTCTTAATATCAGAGCCAAGAGCTTTCTCTAAGGTCGTCCAGTTTGGACGATCTTTATATCTGTGCTTGAGCATAGCCTCCACCAGTATTTCTACTGGTGGAGGTGGTACTTTAAAGGAATTGGTTTTACAAGTGGGTGAGCAGTAAATCTGCGTAGCGGTTCTAGGCTTCTTAACCCGCTTTTCGCATACCTTGCATTTAAAAGGCGGAATCGTTCTTCTTGCCTTATACTTGCAACTATTACTGCAATACTTCTGTCCCTTATACCGTTTGTTCTCTTCAAAAAACTTATTGCAGAAAGGACAGTCAGGCATGGCTATGTTCCTTATAGCTTCTTTTTTCGTGGTCTGCCGCGTGGTTTCTTTTCCTTAGTCGCTGGTGGCTCTGTCGTAACAGTAGGAACATCACTGGTTGTGAGTTCCTCGATTACATCATACTTAGGGGACTCAGTACGCAAGGAGGCATTCAAAGACATAATAGACGGAGACATTGAAGTGCCTTCGTCAGCCAACTTCTTCTCATACGCCCTATAACGAGCAGAACCGCCCGATGCGTGAGCATAGGAGCGAACCGCCAAGTGAGCTTCATCAAAGTTCTGGAGCTTCAGAAGCGGCGTGTCCATAAGCTCTGAGATAGCCGCCCAAAACTTGTTAGCTGCGGATTGGCCTGGATTATAAAGACACTGTAATGGGTAAACATTAATACCCATTTCCTGCAAGTCTTTGAGTTCCTTCTTCCACTCCAACTTATCCGTGTTTTGCGGGTAATCCTTCTCATGTGGCTCAGCATCGCCAATCATAACAAGAACACCACGATTCTTCTTATCAACGGTCCAGCCTAGCGTCTTAGCTAGATTAAGAGCCAATTCATAGCATTCAGGCGCATCGCCACCGCTTGTATTCGGGGTATTGCGAATGAAACTATACACCTTCTTCTCATCATCAGTCAACTTCTGAATGTTATAGCAATTCTTGCCATCACAGTAATCGCCGTGAGAGATAAACCCGATCTTTAGACCAGGGATATCCTTAAATAGTTCTTCGCAAGTCTTTTCTATATGCTTGCGAACGTTGGCTATGCAAGGCTGCATAGAACCAGTTGTGTCAAAGCAAAAAGCGATTTCTGTCGCTTTCGCAATGCTAGCCGTAATATTAACTTCAGTAGACATGGGAACTCCTTTGGTAGTAAGACATGTTACCGTTTAGAACAGAAAAAATCAACTATGAAAGTGGGACGAAAGGGCAATAAAAATATCCCGCGTCAAAAAATTTAGGCTGGAAGTCGATTGGCAAGCCAAGATCACTTCTTAGTTTATATTTGTCACCACAATCGCAATGTGGATTGGTTGTGGTGACAAACGTGTGTCCACATCTACTGCAATACCAACACCACTGATCTTCAAGCTGCCAAAATAAAGTGTAAATCATTAATACATAATGGCAAAAGCCATCTCTACGCTTTCGCCTTCATCATACAGCTTTCTGTAGGAATCTTTCAAGCCTACATTATTCCTAAAATCTTCCACTTCTTGAAGTGAAGGAACGTAAACCTTATATTCGCCACGTTCGTAAGCCTCTTCATCAAACCCGATGATTGGTGCAGCTAACCATCCCTTGCCATAAACCATTAGAACATAGTCCCACCAATCATCAAAATTACAGTCATTGTTATCATATTTTTCAGGTGTTTTCATTTTGCTCCATTAAGCTTTTATATTGCACTTCATCAAATACCAATCCTAACTTAACCGTTTTGTCTGGTTCATTGATTTCGCACTGAGTAATTTTACAATTACCAAGTCCCCATTCTTCATGGCAAGTGGTCAAAGTGGCCCGTCCTGGCTTCCTTAAGGTTGCCCCATTTTCTAATGTGCAACTAGCTTTCTCATCTTTATAATACTGAATAATCTTGTCCCTTACGATTTCAAATTCTTCATCGAACTCTTTGATTTCTAACATTTCCCAATGGGCGTGCCAGGGGTGCCATGCATCATCAAAGAAAATTTCGCCTATTGTAATATTGGGTCTTACAGGCTTAATCGACAACTCTAATACATCATTCTTTATTGAGTACAATTTTAGTTCCATTATTGGGTTCCTTTAAATATTCGGGGTCAAACCAACCCTCTTCCTTTAACTCTATACGTTTCTTGTTCGCTTCGCAAATTTCGATTTTTTCAAATTCGATGTCTATGTCACCGCCACAACAACATGTACATTCTGCGTGCTTTATTACGCCAGGAACCACGTTATACAATCTGAAAATGTGTTCAAGTGTATAAGTCTTCCTGTCATTTGTATGCCACGTTTCAATGACCACCTCCGAAAGATCGGGCGGTATGGCTTTCACTCGCAGGTCTTGGCTACCACCATAGAAGAAAGTGGACAAAAGATCACAGCGAAAGACCATGCCCATTAGTGAGAGGCGACTTGCCGATAGCCCTGGCATATACACCGCTGAAGTGGGCGAAAGAAGATCAAGATGGCAAGAACGAACCCATATCCGCACATCATCACGGGCCAAGAAATAGGTGTTGAAATTTTTTACTGTTTCCATAAAGTTCAATAGAGTAAGGAAATACGCACAAATTGGGCTAAAATCGGGGCTATGTGTTCGGGCTTTTGGCGCAAGAGTTGCAATGGTATATAGGCGTTGAGGAAATAAATTCAAAAATTCTGTTGACATTAGGTTTAGCATAACAAGAATAGTCGTGTCTCGTCCCTGTTACTCGCTAGGAGATATACCAATGCTGCTACGCACACCCCACAAGGATGACTTTTTTGAATCAAGGATTGAACCAAAACCCAAGCCTCAGCTTGTTGACCTCACGCAGGTCGTTGAATCTCTTGGCAAAGAGATATCTGAGTGCGATCAAGAGATTGAACGATGGAATTGGAAAAAGCAAAGAATCAAAACCATATTTGGCAAAATTAGAAATATTGCATAAAGACCTAAAACTAAAGCCCTGGCTAGCCAGGGCTTTAGTTTTTTACATGCACTTACCGCAAATGTCACACTCGTAATACGAGTCGCTATTGCCAGACGGGTCTGGATGATATGTCTTTGACCAGTGTTTGCACCGCTCTTGCAATTCAGTCATTCTTTGCTTTACATTCTTGACTTTAGCTTCATGCTTCTTGTTTTCTTCTTCTATTTCTTTATTCAAACTACGTTTAACATTTGCAATGTCTTCCACTTCTTTAAGACTACTATAGATGTATTCAGCATTACAGTTTGCCGCAGACGCCATTATGCTAGCGATTAGCTGCTGTGTTATCATTTAAGCTCCTCAACACCTTCTTATATTCCAAACTATTCAATACGTCGCCCAATAAATTATTGCACATAACATCAAAACAGTAGATTTGTGCCAATTTCAAAAGGTACTTTTCCGACTTGTTTGCCTTCTGCGGCAGGTTGATCTTTTCAAGCTTAATGGTCGGCTCAGCCTTGCCATCTTCTATCTTAACCAGAGCATGAATAGTAAAAGCATATACTGGATGCTTTACCTTAATCGTCTTTCCAACCCTCAACTGATCCCGTAAATTTACCTTCATTTCACGTCTTCCTCTCATAAATAAGATGTGAATAAATTCAATCAGTGGTTAGAAACCGTGAATTACCGCATCAACAATGACCTCATCGCTTCACTCAAACAAGCGCGTGACCGTATTGGCCAATATGGGTCTATGGACTTTAAAGCCGCAACAGACGCTGATGCCATGCTCCGTGGTGCCAGGGGCTTCTTAAAAATGGCTCACGGTGCCCAAGCGGATCAAGACATGGTTTTCAACCTAACCCGTCTAGCCAACGCCTGTAATCACCTAAGCCATCTTGATCCCCAAAAAAGAGAGAAAATCAGCCAAATCCAGACTGATATTGATGGAATTATTAACAAATTGCAAGGCTAATCTTTCATTCTCGATTCATATTCTTTCTTGGTCAGATGCTCGACCTGAATATGAACGTAAGTAACCTCTGGTGATGTTTCAGTTTTGTTGAATTGACCAAGAATCCTACCGCCAATATACAGCCGCAACGTATGCAAGAACCGTTCCAACGCCTTTTGCGAGTATAACTTGCCAGGTTCTTCATGATTCTTGATAATAGCCAAGTTAAATGAATCCTGAAAGTCCTTGTCAGAAAACATAGCCAAGACTTGCTTCTCTTCCTTGAGAGTCATCGGCTTTTCTGGCTTTTCATCAAGGTCGGTGCTTAATACACCATGCAGGATCAGTTTCTTAAGATCGTCGTCCTTCATGTCCATTGTAGTAGCCTCTAGGTTTAGATTATGTCCCACCCTATACATTTACTACAATTTCTTCGATTGTCAAATCACAACTTTGTCGTTAACAATTCCTGGCGTCTTAACACATACTATGCTGCAATCCTCTAAGAATATAGGGCCAGCAAGCTCAAATGGCCTAAGTATAAATATGTCACCACTATTTAACTCCTGCCCCTGAATTATCATCCTGCCCTGGATCAACAAATTGATTTCCGTGACCTTTTCATGATAGTGATAATCCCACTTCTCGTCCTTCTTATGAATCTTATAAGATACCTCAAAGTCTTCGGTTTTATAAGCCGTTGGCTCAAAATTTCCTATAAACCATCCACCCTTCATATCCTTGAACTTAAATATTTCCATTATACTCCCTTCCAATCCACGTTCTTAAATCCTTGATTGGTTATAACATTGATAGCCTTCGCCCTGTCTGGAATATTATCATTGATCTTATCATTTATCATAACCCTTACCCCGCTAGTCAATCCCATCAATAAGATATCCCAACACAACCCAAGACGCTTCAGATGAGCCTCAGTCATCTCTCTGGCTGATTCCTTCCTAGCCGTACACAATACGATCTTATAGCCGTGTGAATCCCATTCGTTAAACTTCTCCAACACCCCATCCAAAAGCGTTTGATTATTGTTCTTCAAATCGCTGAATTGGTGTGCGTGCTTTAATATAGTCCCATCAATATCACAAAATATCGTCTTAGGCTTATCCGTGAAGAACTCCTTAATTTTACCTATGTAAATGTTCAAATCATAAGGAGTTCCGAGTGGAGTGTATGCATTCTCCTCTATCTTGTGTATCTTGATCCTTTTGCCATCCTTAATTAAGTAATTATAAGTCTCGGAAATGTAGCACTCTTTAGTCCTAGCAAATTCTTCTAATAGTGCCTTTGCAGAAGACACAAAACTCTTGCCAAACTTCCAATAGTGAACTCCGACTAAGGCATTGTTGGAAATAGGATTCTTTTCATGCAAACTTACAACAAAGTCATTTTCAACAACGGCATAACTGTGCTTAGGATTGCTAGAATTGTGGGTTACAACAGCCCCATCACAATCTTTTAAACTAGAAATGAACTTACTAGCATCCCACTCCAGTCGCTGATCGCAGTTAGTTATAATCAGACCCCTATCATTATCAATCAGATGTTCAGCGTGTAGGCAAGTAGCCACACTGCCTTGCGTTGGCTTATCAATTGTAATCTCTATTGAATCTGGCTTTAGTCTTTTAAGTATAGAAGATAAAGCAATATTATCATTCTGATTATCATACTTCCTGGTTATAAATATGTATTTGCCATCAACTCCTAGAGACTCTACAGAATGCTCTATTAGGGTTTTGCCATTTACGTCTATTAATGGCTTCGGTAGCAAGAATCCTTCTTGGTAAAAACGAGTCCCTAGTCCCGCCATTGGAATAACTATATTCATACCATATATAAGCTTATGGAGTCATACAGCCAAGCTGGACAAGACATTTTTGTTCTAAAATGCCTTGAAAATAAACGTAATGGCGTCTTTTTAGACCTGGGTTGCAGCGACCCAATCATTATTAATAACACTTACTTGCTAGAATATCAATATGATTGGACTGGTCTATCCGTCGATATAGACAAAACAATGACCGATCAATATAACCTTAGAAAAACTACGGTTTGGAATGCCGACGCCACCCAACTAGACTTTGACAAAGTTATTAACGTGTGTGGTGATAAGATTGATTACTTGTCTTTAGACCTGGAGCCAGCGTCAGTCACCTACGAATGTCTAAGGACAATCCCCTTTGACGAAATAGAGTTCTCGGTCATTACCTACGAACATGATTTCTGGAGATTTGGGAATGAATGGCGAATCAAATCAAGAACTTTGTTATACAACTATGGCTACAAAATCATTTGTTCAAACGTTCTGTCATTTGATGGACTTGTTTTCGAAGACTGGTACTATAATCCGAAACATATAGAGTATGACAAGATAAAGAGCCTTGAGAGTGAAGGAACCCGCTGGCAAAGTATTCTAGGACTTTAGTTGTTGCGTGGGCCAGCAGGCAACATACTCATCTGTGGTATCCTTATTACCTCTACCCCTAGATGCTCAAGGGTATGCTTCAGGTATCTTTCGGGATGGAATATCTTCCCTTGGCTAAAGAACATCTGATGGGTCAAGTATACCGAGTAGTATTTTCGCATCGACTCATAATTGCCAAACGCCATCAAGTCATTTAACCCTTCACGCCAGTCAGTGCTTGTAGGAACATAAACACGACTGTCAGAAAACTCATAGCTTGCCAGGTCTATTGGCTCACTAAACGCTATGTCGTAACGCATTTTGACGTATATATCAAGCCCTGTAGGTGCCTTACTGAATGCCTGCCACATGTTATGCCACATGTTCAAGACACGGCATGGCACCGTTTCATCATACTTGTGAGACGAATAACCAAATGCGTCACTGTTATAGAAGTCTAAGTTAGCATTGTTTTCATTATAATGAACTTCTACAGCATCACCAAGAATGTCTTTATGGTGCTGTTTCTGTCTGGTTTCCCATTCACGGGTATATCCACTATAAATAAAACACTTAAACATCCTTACTCCTACACTTATTACATAGCGTTAAAATCCAACTGCCTTTTGTTGTTACATCTTCTTTAGTACCACAATGCTCACATATATGATATGATTCTTCTTCCGCTTTTCGAACTACCTTAGATATCTTTTCATTGCCGCCATCATAGTATAAGTTTAGACCGCCAAACTTCTCTTTAATCTGTGCAAAACAGAACGTCCCTTCCTTATCAAGTTTGGCAATCTTCTTACAGGTGCTATACAGGAGCTTAAACCAACCATCGCCGTGAGCGCATCCCCAAGCCATACAGGTCTTCATGGGATCGCCATACATGTCTTTGAAAAAGGTTGGAAACTCGTCAATCAGTTTTTTCTCAAGTTCCTTATTCATTATTCTTCCTTTTTAGACTTAAAATACCTTTTCATTTTGGCGTTCCACGCTTCAATAGCCTTTAAGTTATTATATATTGATATAATACTATCGTAAAACGGGTGTCTTAACTTGAATTTAATTAAATTCCAGAGAAGAGTTTTAGGTTTGATCTTTTTAAGGCACTCGTAGCCGTAGAAGTTCCATTTAAAAGCACAACCACTACAGAGCGGGAATAACTCTGTAGTGGTTGTCCTAAGAACGGAATTTGATTTATCTGACCCACAAACCAGACATACTTTTTTCTTACTGCCCATGAAGCAGTAGGTTTCAAAGAGAGGCTCTGGAAACTCAAATGTTGTGTTCATATAAGTCAAACCAGTCCTTGTCTTCTTCTATGTTTGTGTCGTAGAGACACAATTCCATAGTGCAATCTCTGCTCACACCAGAATGCCGCCAAGACAAATCATCATACTTATCCTTATCATACTCTCTTGCTGTGCAAAGAAAAGAATCTTTTCCTTGGTTTTTACTCATTGGATAAGCATTACCCACGGCGTCGTAGTGAACTTCAAAGTAGATACTTTTGTCAATGTAGCTTGGGTAATAAGGACATTCGATTTTCACCCGCACTATATTGACGCCAGCCGTCATCAACTTCGCAACAACATCATCAACCCATTCCTTGCATTCGTCATAGCTGTCAAAACGACAAACATGAGAAGTCATGTGTTCTGTGCGAAAGAACGACCTATCAGGTTTTACTAAGTCTATGACAATTGTTCTAATGTTAAGAGACTTAGCTGCTTCAATAATGCTTTCATCGCCAGTTATATGAACTTCAAAAAGTTCCATTTTTTACCCCAATGTCAGACCTGGAGGTGCAACTACAATACCACCGAATTGTTGATTATAGCCATTAACAACATCTTCGTCTGGCTCGACAGTAAACATAATGTCCCGCTTATGTATAGTTATTTTTGCGTTCTCTTTCATGAAAGGTGAAAGCGGGATCATTGCCACACCCTTCTGTTGTAACTGCAAACGTACTGGATTCTCCAATACGAGAGTATCCCCGACTTCCTCACACTTAGTCAATACCTCTTCACCAGTTACTAACTTGACTAACTTCATCATATTAAAACTCCTTAGCTAAAAGCTTTTTATCTAGTTCAATGATATAATCTCTGCCATAAGTTCCATTCTCCAAACCATCAATAAGACAAGCTGGAATATCACAGGCCAATTCTTCGCAGAAGCTCGCTGGTCCCATTGCTATTGCACAAATGGTATCAGTATCTCCAGCAAAATTAACCCCATTAACAAGAACTTCCGACAGACTGTTACTTCGCATAATAGCATCAATCGCTGCGATCACACAAGGCCAACCTTCCACTGGAATGTGGTCCTTGTGTTTCTCCAAAACGCCTATATTGACCCTTACATGTTGGTTCAACCAATTCAACAATTCTGACTTTGGACCTATTTGATATCTGAAATAGTGAACCATCAAAGCCGAACATAGACCTGAATTACGACCATTCTCTGTATTGTGAGTTGTATTGGATTGAATATTGCACTTATCTTTAAGTTCGTTTATGTCAGGTATTAAACCTAACGGTCCAGCGCGCATAGCAGCGCCCGAACGCTCGCTAGTTGGCTTTATATTATCAAGGAAATCCTTAGCAGACTTAGTTGACTCCATAAAGAGTTGAAATCCTGGTGCGTAGCCACGCCTTGGGTCACGGTGAAAGCACTGGCCGAACTTATGCACCAAGTTATATGGAGTCCATTCATCCCCTTCAACCATCGCTTCTGCAATGGCCAAGGTCATTTGAGTGTCGTCGGTATAGTTACCTGGCTTAATGAGAGACGGATTCTCTTCTAAAGTAATGTATTTTAGCTTATTCTTGTTCTGTATAATCCACTTATCAGTCCACTCAAAGCAAGCTCCGTAAGCATCCCCTACAGCAATTTCTAATAGCATATTATTTCCAAATCTTTTCAATATGTTGTTTATCGTACCAATTAATGTCGCCAAAGCCACCAATATAGTGAATATGGTCAACTTCCATGCGATATAAAGAAAAATCCTCTAATTCAAAAAGCGATTCAGAAGCTGGATACTTCTCTAAATATATCTTTTTTACTTCTTCAATTTCACCGTCAGGCACCTTAGTCATTTTACCAATAAATGTCACTCTGGCACTGTTAAAAATGTCCTTCTTGTCCTCTTTGCTCGCCATCAAGCTGCACTTACTGACCTTGCTTAAATTCTTTGTGTGCATTGCCAAATCACTAATAAAAATGATTGGCCTGCCCTTGCTATCCATAGCATAAGGGACAAGGGATGTGTAAGGATATTCCTTATACATTGTGGAAAGGGATGCTGTTTTTGACTTGTTGGCTAAATCCTTCATCTGACTGTGATCTTCCATAAAACTCAACACCAATAATGATAATAAATATAGCATCCAATAAATTAGTTACTTTGTTTGAAGAACCTGCGTTAATCTTGGTTCAGCAACGCCAGTCCCATACACCCAAGCAAAATCATCGGTGTAACGATAGCCATAAGAACCTACTTCTACACCCCTGATTGTAATATCATGGTTTACCACAGAATTAGGCATTGGAGCGTTTATCACCTTGAGTTCATCCTCTGACTCATAAGCATAGATTCGGAAGTAATCCAGTGCCTTACGAATAACAAAGTTAAGTAACGCCCAAGGAACCTCCTCCTTATGCTCAAAAGTATGCCAATTAATGCCGATCAACTCATTCTTCATAAAGTATTGAAGATGTAAGTCATCGGGATTAGCCTCATCCCTAAAACAAGGTGTGACACACTGATATAATGCTGGGAATCCAGTGGCCTTTAAAAGCTCTTTTCTAATCTCAAGGAAAGATTGCTCGCCAGAAGCGACTAACTCCCCAGCAAAAGTGCTGAAGAGTCTTGCTGTTGGCGGTGCAGTAATCATCATAGATTCCTTGGATATGATCCAAGGAACATCAATGTACTTGAAGCCAGCTTCGTTATAGTGCCTTACCGCAGTAAAGATTTTATGATAATCAATCATTTTATTTCTTCATACTCCTTAATTTCGATGGTCTTTACCGTTGGAACATAAAAGGCTAGACCGTCAAAACACATTTTTGGATCAGACATGATCTTTATTTGAGTTTTGTCAGTGAAGTGCAAAATTAAAGTGTCATTTGGAGCTTGCCAAGACTCAAATGCCAAACTTTCAATAGTCTTACCAAGCATGAGTTCTTTTACTTTTTCAATCATTTTCTGTGTCCTGATGTAAAGGCTCTTTTTGTTGTGAACGCCATCGTTATAAGATGGTCTATTGTAAGCTTTTCGCCATAGTATTTGTCCATATAGCCGTCAACGGCACCAAGCAGGTCCGCTAACTCTATAAGGATCATTATTCTGTTGCCTTGTTCCATAGCGTCTTTTAGTTCGGCAGCTTCTTCAAGAACCTTGGAGATTTCCCCATAGACGCCACGGGGAATTTCCTCCAGATGATAACCAGGGTTGTCGTTCATCTTTTATACTCATAATTTACATTTGGTTTACCACAGCGACAACAGAAAGGAAGTTGTTCCCATCTGTATGTATGAGCGTTATAAGCATCCCCAAACCAGCCATAGATCACACATTTACCCACAACAACCTTTTGGACAAACTTATGTCCAATTAACAAGCATAGAATGTAGTTAATCATAATAAATAGATTATGCGCACTTTCAATGAACATGTAAATAGAAAGCAGGACGAGAATATACAATTCTGCGAAGATCGTAAGAAAGGTGCTTCCAAAATTGCTATGGAAGCACGGTCAAGAGGTGGTCCTGCACAACTCACCGCCTGGCATTTCGCAGCCAAACTACCTGAATACGACGAATGTATCAAGGCAATTAAGGCTGGAAAACCAGCATCCTACTTCCAACAAGAAGAAGTGAAGTTGCTCCATCGACTTACCAGCATTCGTAACCAGAGAACTTTTCAGGAAGTGATGGGCCGTGCCGAAGTGTGGGGAGAAGTGTTCATTAAAGTCTATAGTTAATATTGCGCTATAGTTAAATTCAGTATAAAATGCTAGAATGAAACTATCAAGAAAGAAAATCTACAAACTAGCCCATAAAAGGTGCTTTTTCTGCGGAGAAGATGACCAAAGCCTACTGGACGCCCACCGCATTATTCCTGGCAAAGACGGTGGCAAGTACATCGAGACTAATATGCTCTGTATATGTTCGAACTGCCACCGCAAATGCCATTCAGGTAAAATCATTGTAGATCGCAAGTATCCTTCCATGACTGGTAAAATTGTTGTGCATTACTTTATGGAAGGACAGGAATTTTGGAAAGAGGAGACTTTCTAGCATATATACAGCATAGTTCAAGGAGGAATTATGAGTGGATTGATTCACAGAATGCCAACAACCGTTGCCGCCAACTTCAATTTAGGCGCAAACGTCAACCTAATTGGATTGCCAGAATTTAGCCCTGGTATCGACAACACAGGTATTACAATAAGCTTGCCATATGCTGGCACTTATATGATCTACTTCTCAGCCGTCGTCCAGCATTCAGGTGCTGGCGCTTTTGACAATCGCTGGGTGGTAGGATATCTTTATGACGACACAGCCGCCGCGTATATTCCAGGTGGTTTTGCTTACCTAAGCACAATGGAAAACCTTAGCTCAAATGGCGATTTCTGGCCACGCCAAGGGACTATAGTTGTCACTTATACAACTACAACACCAAGGACTATCAGACTATTAACAGCCCGACACAGCGTTAGTGCAAACTGTGCAATTACCAATGATTTTACTCATTGGGGATACACCTGCACATATTAATAGTAAAGGCCACCTTGCGGTGGCCTTTTTTTTACTTAGCTTTGACTACTTTTAAACCCTTACTTTGCAGCCAAGGTTTAGCTTCCTCGGTAGTCATTTCTGAATACTTTCTCATCGCTTGCATCTTATCATACACTTCCTGACTGACGTTTGCAGAACAGAAATAGTGCGTGGCAGGCTCATCACCTGTGGCCGACAAAGCAATATTCATCAGTTTGCTACGATCAGCACCTTTAAAGGCGTCCAAGGTAGCCGCTGAATCGCGGACCTTCTCAACATCTTCTGCTGGGACCAGAATGCATACGTTCATTGTTCATCCTTTAGCTAACTGGAGTCACTGGCATACCGTAAACGCCGCTCAAGTAAGCAAATGCTGTATCCAACTCCGCATTGCTTATTGCTGTATCGTAATAGCCTACCCATGCAATGCTTCCATCAAGGTAGTTGTTTCCTACTGTAGACCCAATTGTGAAAAAGTCAAGACCAGTTCCGATTGGGTCCATTGCAGAACTTCCTGCTGCTCCACCATTAGACCAAAACTCGACTAAATTACCACCAGTTATTCTAAAAGCAAGTGCCTGTAAAGGTAGAAAGGCTTTTTGCAAGGCAAACATACTGCCTTGCAACTGAACAAAAGCGTCATTTTCAAAAAAGAGTTGCATTTGGTTCGTATCAAAATAAGCACTGAAAATTGTGCCGAAGTCATCTACAAGATTCTGAAGCAAGTTGCCACAAACCATTATGATTGTAAAACTTAGTGTTGCTTCTTCGTCAAATTCAAAAGTACCCAAATAGTTGTTTATGCCATTAAAATTTATAGCTGGCTGGCCACCAAGATCATTGGTCAAATAAGCTGGAGCCTTTGACACATCAGGATCGAAATTCTGATTTAATATCTTGCCTTGGTATATGTCTCTCCACTCAACAACAGCAGTATCATCTAAAGTCACTGATGACGTGACTCTAGCATCCCATATGAATTTAGGTCCAGCTAAAGGTGAAGGACCATCATTTTCATCATTGTGGTAAAGTATGTGGTTAGTCCAATACCTGTTTGAACTAAGCTTTGATTGGCGGATTGTTCCCATGTATTATATATATTTATTAAACAATTACTCTCTTCGCCAAATGTTAATTCGATTCTCTTTCCTACTGAAATCCTTCGGACGCTCCAAATCATTTTTTGAGTAAGCGGCGATGTAAAAGTCCCCATGCAACTCATATATCCCCTTCAACACTCTGCCATTATCCCCAATCAAATCAATGGTCTTTGGAGTTGCTAATGGATTCAAAACCGCTTTGCCTGTGGCAATAACCTTGCCATCTTTCCTCATGATGAAGTTATCTTTGACGATAAGTAATTCATAATTGGCAGTGTCTTGTTTTCCATAGGCTTCCCTATGAATCATTGACCATCTGCCTTGCATCGCATCCGTATCTTGTGGTGGAAGAATACATAAAAACAAAAATAAGAATATGTTAATCATATTCTTATTTTAACATCTGGATGTTTATAGTTTATGAATATTGGAAGTAGATTTGATTAAATTATCTATCGTAATTATAACTCTCTACAAAATCCTTCAAGTGCTTTTCGTAGTCTGTAAGTTCACCAAGAGCAAACCTTGGAGCTACTAAATCACAATAATTCGCTAGTGTCTTGCAGGCGTGTGCGTAGCTATTAAAGATGCCAGGGTACTCTGATCTTTCATTAATACGCTTCGCGCGTGCGTTGCCCAACCATTCATCATGTGAAATAAGCATTTTGTTCCAGGTTCCATTCCTGTGCATTGACCATCCTGGCGTCTCGACATTCCAGTGGAAGTAATCTTCGCCACCTATATTTAGAACACCTGAGCCATCGGCAAGTTCTTGGAGGGTTATCGGGGGCTTATCTCCATGTTTCTTATCCCACACTTCTTGTCGTCTATCATCCCATATCTTTTCGTATTTTTTGTACAGACTACGCTCATCCTCCCATTCTCCTGAAATGGTCCATTGTCCAGGCCATAAGTGCCTTGCGTCTTCCACAATTTTCACATGCCAAATTTCTTTGAGCCACTGTAGGTAAGCTGGGTTCCTCCATTTATTCTCACCCCACTGTTGATCTTCTAACCAATGATTTTTCATATTGTATATGAGTATATAAACTGTTGTTTCTCTTTGTCATAAATTTGACACAAATCTATATTGTATAATTGTTTAACTCTTCTGTTAATTGAGTGGAAAAGTTTTGTGTGCTTCTCTTTACATTCATCCAAATTATCTATTACTTTTTCTAATGCCACAATATTCATGTCTCTTTTTCTCAATAAGTCCAAAGAGAGTCCCGTGATAACACTTAATTCACTTAACTCCTGTTCATTGTAAAAATCAACTGGAAATGCGTCTTTTTTGGCATTATTACAAACCTCACACAAACAGGTTGCATGTTCATCTAAAGGCCATAAATAGCTAAATGGCCTTGTGTGGTCAATAAAGCAATTTTCAAGCAAAAGCACCTTCTTGCACTTAAAACATGACTTATTAAATTTATCCCATATGTAACTTTTAAAGCCACCCCCAACTTTCTTGAATTTATTTAACACCATATTCTTTCCAAGCAATTTGGCACGTTCTCTACTAATCACTGATGATTCGTGCAGTTGATCCTTAGTTCTTTTATTGTTTAAAGAAGCATTAATTCTAATTGTTTTACAAGCAATACACTCATTTTGATATCCTGTTCGTTTTTTAGCGTGACCATGAAAAGCAATACACTCGCTCTTGCGGGCTTTTAATTTGGCTTCTCTGTTTGGATCAATCGGCAATGATCTGCCGCATTGAGAACATTTTTTTCCTGGGGCAAGTCTGTCTGACGTTTCTATAATAACATTCTCACAGCAGAAACTAGGGAAATTTTCAGAATGCTGGAGATAATAAATCTCTGGCGCGTGAACGCTGATATTTAATTTTTCTGATTCTAAATTTCCAAATGCTAATCCCCAAATATGCAATTTTTCTAAATTGAAAAACTCTAGACTTATTGACGCTCGATTGTTGAATACCTCGGCAGTAATCCCAAAACGAGTCCAATACAGTTGGTTTTGTAGTTTTACAACCTCAAGTTTATCGTTTATCTTGACAATAAACTTCTCACAATATCCAAAAACATAACCGCCTAAAGCAAATATGCCATTATCCGTGTCCACTTCCAAAGTCAAACGTGATGTAAATTTCTCAAGAGCTATGAGAGATTTTGGATTCCCAAGGTTGATAATTGTTTGGTAATCTTTCTTGGTTACATTGGGTTGATTTCTTGTGTTTGTAACATTCCTTCTCATCCATTTAAATTATCCAAAATATGTTATTTTGTCAATAAAAAAGGGCCACTGGAAACAGTGGCCCTTCTCTTTATTTACTCTCCGTTATTAGATAACGAAGTTGTGGATTGTCATACGGGCGTAGAACTTAGCGCCTTCTCTTAGTAGCTTCTTGCCATAGCGAGTCAAGATACCCTTTCTTGGGCAGAACGACTCTGGATCAAGCACTACTGGAGTCTGAGTTAGAGGAACATATGGACAGTAAAAATATCCTGAATCCATATATGAGTCACCCTTATAACCCATTAGAATCTGATTGGTTCTAAAGAGTGGGTCTTTGTATAGTCTCCAACGGTTGTTGATAGTACCAACGTACTGAATACCTAGCGAGCTAGTAAACGTTTCCGAAGGTGCTGGAGCAAAACCTGCTGTGGCTGTTTCAAAGATAGATGCAACTTCAGGTGAAGTTACGATCCAGTTTGCACCACCACGAAGAGTCTTACGATGGATGACCGCTGACATTTCAACGATCTTAACATATAGAGACTCATACTTTTCCTTGATCGTATCACCTAGAGCGGTGCCGAAGTCCCATGCACCAACCGTACCTGCGTTGAGCAAGAGGTCAGTCAAAACTTCACGGTCGATTTCTAGGTTGATTTCCTGTGCCAAGACTGCTGTTAGTTCAGCTTCTGCGTCCAAGTTGTGCTGGGAACGCAAGTCCTGCTGTGCTTCGTAGCTCCATACTGCCTTCAACTTACGAGTCTTAGCCGCAATTTCTTCGGATTCGACAACTAGATTGATTTCTGGCAAGTCCTGGTTGCACTCCATGTTGTACTCGTAGGAGAGTACCAAGTTGTTAGCGCCTGCGGCTACGTTCCATGTTGCTACCAATTCGCCTGTTACTAGGTTCAAGGTCGCTGCAACGATGAAGGCTGCTGGTGCGCCAATTGGAGTGAAGGTGAATACACCCGCGCTGCTGACTGTGAAGGTCTGGACGGCTGTTGCACCGACGAAGACAGTACCAGTCATGGTGCCTGCTAGGATTGGAGTATGCTCTAGAGGAGCATAAGCCGATACTACAACCGCACCTGGGTCAGTGTTGGTTGATTCGTTCTGCACAAACTGGCTTGAATAGAAAATATCCAAGTTTGCTGTGCCGTCAGCCAACTGCTGTAGGGAGTTAATATCATCTGCTGGGAAACCGCCATTGTTATCAGCACCACGGCGAGCGCCCTTGTTGCTGGAATAACGGAATCTTAGGTAGTACACCAAACCAGTTGGGCCAAGCAATGGTTGTACGGATACAATCTTGTTAGCGATCAACTGTGGGTAAATTCTACGGATCAACGGAATCGAAATTCTCTTAAACTGTGCGATATCGCCAGTGTCAGTTGCAATTTCGTTGAACAATCTCTGATTTTCTAGAAGAACTGCCGCGCAGGAGCGCTCATATCGTGAGTCGATACCTTCTAGCAAACCAGTCTGGCCCCACTTGCCTTCAAGTTCACGGGCTTCATTTAAAAACTTTGCGTTTGCGTTCATTAAAATCCTCTATTATAAATCTATAACTTCTATTAAAGTTATTATCTCTTGTTTCTAGCCGTACCCGCTAGAGTGTTCAATGTTGCCTGGTCTACGCCTGGGATCAAACTCTCTACAAGTGCTGCTACATCTGTGGTATCTGTGTCGTTAGCAGATGCTTGGTTATGTTCCGCAATAACCTTAGTATCTTCCTCTGCTACAACTTTGCCTCTCCCCGATACGCTCTTGCTATTCTGCACTCTTTCTTTCTTTTCAACTCTACGAGACTCAGTTACAACAGAATGTGTTGCACGGACGTTCTCAGTTAACTTCTCGTTATCTCGCGCTAGGCGGATATTACGAGCTTCCATAACCTTAATCTGTCCCTTCATCTCATCAAGCTGCTTGTATGCTTCTTCTAGTTTGCTAGTTGTAGCTAAAGCTACTTCTTCGCCACTTAGATAATTAGCTGCAATTTCTGCGATCTTATCCAAGGCAACCTTGTGTTCTGCATAACGTGGGTCGTTGACCAAATCGCGTCTTGCCTGCTCGTAAATTTCCGCACCCTTGTCGTGTAGGAACTTGTCAAGCATGTCCACAAACTGTTCCTTAAGATCGAGATATTTCTTTTCGTATTCTTCATAAAGATCGACTTCGAGAGTGCTATTCTTAGCACGTTCAGCCAACAACATCTGGTAGGCTTCTTCGTACCCTTCTTCTAGGGTCTTCTCAAACTCTTCTCTCTGAACTTCGAGCCTGTTACGGAGGTCAGTAATAATTGCATACGCCTCTTCGTAACCCTGCTCTGCAATCTTTTCCGCACTCTGCAATTCAGATGAAAGTTCGTTATAAGCGTTTTCCAACTGCTTATTAAACTCAGCTTCCTTCTGCTTTGAGATTTCGTCAGTAGCTTCTTTGAGCATCCCGTCAATGGCTGCGGCTACTTCCTTTAGTTGATCTTCTGGTAGAAGATTCTTTAACGCCTCAACTATGCTATTTTTCATTTACTTAGACCTCGCTACTAAATATTTATTTGTTGACTCTCTAATAACGCCACCTAAAGCGGCTATTACAACTTCTTTCTTAGTAGTATATATACGCGAGCCATTATTTTTCTCATAACTATCATAATTATTTTGAGGAATATAACTCTCTCGCTTACCAACTACTCTTTCCTGAAAAGCCGCAGGAGTTGATGGATCAGCAACGGCATCAAATGTAATTAGTTTATAGCCTTCGCCAATAACCAATACGCCATTCTCATTTACCTTACCGTTACCTACGCCACGACTACTCATACCAATTCTTATATTTCCTTCTAGCAATGCTCGCAAGCATCTACCCATTGCTGTATTTAATATCTCGCCCTCACCCATCAATATGTTGCCTTCCCACCATAACTTAGTAATGACGTGGGATGCATCTTTAAAATGAATGATGCTGTCCGTAGGATGATCTAATTCGCCTAAAAGTCCACGGGCTTTTACAATCTCCTGTAACTTATGTACATTCTCATCTAACACAGAGAATGGATACATACGTTTGTTCTTATTTACACATTCTGCTTCCTGAAGCTTGCCACGGAATTTCAGAAGGTTCTTTTCAAGATTTGACTCTTTAAGATCAATCTGAAATCCGTAACAATCAAATTCGTTAAGCAGCATTACACCTTCGCTCATTTAGCTCCTTATACTAGGTTGTCCTGACCCTTATCAACAACTAGGTTATCAGACTTCATCTTGTAACCCTTGCCGCCGACACCGCCCGCTTCCTTTGGTACATATGGGTTTTCCAATTCTGGCCAGGTGTCCTTCGATGTGTAACGGCTCCAATCACTGTCGCCTGATACATCGGCACCCTTCTCGCCCTTCATTGTCCATACGCCTGCCTTTGGAACATATGGGTTGCTAATTGATGGCCATGTGTCATCGTTAGCCCAATTACCCCATGAGTCCTTACGCATTTCATCAGCTAGGCCACCCTTATAGGATTTGCCGTCACTAACAGGAGCTACATCACCCCAATCACCACTGAAGTCAGAAGATGGGGTGTAACCCTTAGCTGCGTTCTTAGCCATCTGTGGGTTGTCACCATTGATTGTCTCATGTGGCTTGTTGGAAACATTCCACTCTCCACTCTCTAGGTTAGTTTCAACCAACTGGCTTAACCATGCTGCTACATCGCCAGCCAACTCCAAAGTTGGCTCAACGCTCTGATCTACTACGCCCTTCAATTCCTTCAAGAAACTTGATGCTTCGCCCATTAGGTACTCATTGCCCTCTTCATGGCCAAGCTTATAAACTTCAACCAAAGCATTGTATAGGTCTACATAAACCTGCATTTCTAGCTTGGTGTTCTGATCTAGGAATGAATAGAATCTCTCGACAATGTTCTGGAAATCTAGGTAAGCGTCATCTGTACCCTCTGACTTCATGCCAGATAGCTTGATGACTCTCTGTACTCTTTCGTCGTATGCTTCAACTGCGGTTCGCAAAATGCCTTCCGCCATGAATGCACAAACCTGATCGTCGTAAGATGATTCGCCTACTGTGTCCAAAGCGTTTGCGATAGAACCAGCTAGCTCAGCCTGCGTTAGATAAATAACATTTGGCCATCTGACTACGATTGCTTCCAAAATTTCCTGTAACTGCTTGTTATCAGACATTGCATTGCACTTTCTGAGGTCTGCCATTGCCTTGCAGAAGTTAATGTCTTCCGCTAGATTCTTCATCTTGGCACGAAGTACCATGCAGTCAGTATTTAATGTCTTCCAATTGAAGGACAAAATCTTGCCTTCGTTGCGTGAGTTAGCATCTGGAATCTTAATGCCGACTACGTTACCGTGATCGTCATGCTTAACTTCTGATGCCTTCGCGGTTGGACCAAATTCCTGATAATCAATGTAATTGAAGATGTTTTCAGTTAGATTGCGCCATTCCTTCATCTTCTTCTTTGTCTGTGGCTTGAAACGGAAGTGAACGTGCGTGCCAGGACCGCCACGCTTCTTCAAGGTGTCAGCTTCACGCTTCTTCTGTGCCTTAATAGCTGGGCTAACCAACTTCTGATTGCGCTTCTTGGACTCCGCTCTCTTCTGAGCTAACCAAGGTGGCTGAGGCTTGCCCTTCTTCTTTGGCTTGTTTGGCTGCTCGACCCACGCCTCTGCGCCTTCTTGTAAATCACGACGGACGAAAGGCAACGCAATGTATTCTTTAAATAAAGAATCAGCCCCACCCTTATTCGCCTTAAGACATTCATCAAACATCTTGCGGAGAACTTCGCGGGACTTCTCTCGCGCTGAACTGTCGTCAATAACCAACTGCTCAACGTTTTCAAATACAACATTATTGCCGTCTAAACGATAAGAAGCATGAATGTAAGACTTATCCAAAGTCTCGTATGTTACAGTAGACTCGTCAAAGCAGTGAAGAACCAACTGTTCCTCGCCCAATGCCTTCGCCAACACATCTTCAGCTTCAATTAGTTCTTTTTCCGATTTGCTAAGTGACTCTTCGCTAATTTTTTGGAAAACATCATAATTGATTAGTTTTCTTCTCATATCATCTCCTAATAAGGATATATACCTTGTGTTACTATTCGATATATAGTGCTGATAGCAGAATTTTATGCACTATTAATTCGCCTAACCATAGATATGCAAAAAGGCTCAAAAAGTAATGGACAAATTTAAAAGATTTTCAGAGTTCTATGACGCACGCGCAGATCAAGACAAAGATCAAGAAGATGAGAAAGGTCTTGGAGATATCGACGCGATGCCAAATGAGGACGAACTATTAATGAAATTAGCTAATTTAGCCATTAGTAGGCATCAGGAAAGATTCATAGAGTTCTTTACTACCCTTGGCAGACACGACGATGATATTAAAAGAATGTTAGGCAAATACAGAGATAAGCGCAGAGACTACCTGCCAAACGACTTGCGTAAGGGAAGCGAAGAAGCGGAAAAAGATGTTGTCGCGCCGAACACCGCAGATATGAGCGGACCTGTTTAAGAATTGATTTGGTAATATAAGTTAATATATCTGTCAGCACTTATATCCCATGTATTAGAATTTATGTATTCTTCAGTTTTCTTGATGATGCTTTTCCTGTAAGGCTCATTACTAAACACTTCATCTATTTCGTCAGCCAGGTCTGTAAAATTGGCAGGACGTGGCACCACACCCTCCAAATCATCGAACTGATGGCAAGCACTAGCAATTACAGGTGTACCACACGCCATTGCCACCCGTATCGCCCCCGACGCCCCATATACCATATTCTTTGGATCACCCACATAAGGGAACACAGCAATCTTAGCCGTGCGTAAATAATTCTTAATCATTTGCTCAGTCTGAAACTTGCGAATAATAACCGCATTATCACGCAAGTCTAACTCATCAATCTTCTTAATAAGAAAGTCATAATACTGAGCGTGAACCACACTGGTATGATAATTGTCACTGCACAAATAACAATAAAATATATCCTTGAACTTAGGATCAGATTTCTTCAGATAATGAATCGCATCCAAAACCTTATCCACACCCTTGTAAAAGAACCCAAACCCAAACTGAACAATAGGGTATGGCGTCTGGAAGATGTTCCACAATTCCGTCTTTTCTTCATCACTGAACTTAATACAACCATGTGGTATAACATAAATGTTATTTACGTTGCCCAACCTCTTGAGAACATTCTTTCCTTCTTCACTGTGGACAACAATATCCTTGACCGCCGACGTACAAATAGCCTTATCCAAGTGTTCGTAAACGGAATGCATGGTTACAACGTAAGGAATATCTTCGATACCCTGAAGTAGTTGTAGGAAGAAAGTTGCTTTGGGGAAAATACCAAATTCATGTTGGATAATGATGAAGTCGGGCTGCCAGGCAACTAATTTGTCAATCAACCCTTTGAGGCTGGTGCCACGTTGCCAGCACCGCGAAACATAAGGTGGGTCATCAGTTCGATCTTCACCTCGTTCGGAGAAAACGTGAAGTTCTTTTACCTTGGCTCTTAATGAATCAACTAAATAGCCACTGTAAGTGCTGATTCCACAGTTATCATTCCAGTTACATACGAACGCAATTTTTAAATCTTTGACTTGTTTAGCATCGCCAAAGTTTAGTTTTTTACCAATCAGGCTGTGCCACTTTTCTTTAGGTTCCTTGATTTCCAATTTACGAACAGAATATCCCGTCATTGCAAATTGGTGTTCCGAGAGTGCGGCCACTACATTTTTTTTGTTTAAAGCTACCCACATAATGTTGTTTCTCGAATATCATTACATATCGTCAGCAGGATCAGCTAAGGTATAATCTACCATCCAATGTACAGTGGCGTAATTACACTTAATATCGGCATAAATTATAAACACATTAGCGCTTTTCCTGATTGAACCAACCATATCAACTGACCCAGCGCAAACAGGGATGCCTTTAGGTTCAATGCAAACATAAATGTTTGTCGCTAAGATGAGCGGGTCCAAAGTTATTTCTGTCTCCGAGTAACCATACGGAAGGGTAATGTTACCCTTCACTTGATGGAAAATGGAAAAAAACAGCGCTTTGAAATACTGCCACCACCAATTTCTTCCCCTAATAAGTGCCATAATTATACTTCTTTATATTCGCAATGCCACCTAATCAAACAGGTGTTTGTATTAATGTCGGCATGGATAACAAACCCACATTTACCAATAGTAATACCGATTTTGTTTACGGCCCCATGACAAGTACAACACCCATCTATAGGGTCTTCAATGTCAAAACAAACCTTACAAGGCTTGCCTGGCACCTTGATTTCTATTTCATGACAACCGAAACCAAGTATAATCTCTCCTGACACTTCTCTTTTGCAACAGTGACTGTGACAACCGAAAAAGCTCATGAACCACATCCATATGTTCATATGACTCCTCCTGCAACTATATACATTTATTAGAACCAATATTCATGAACTTTTGTCAAAAAGGCGATATCCTTCTCGCCTTCTTCATATATTGGTAGCACAGCATCAATTGCACAATAAGGACATACCGCCGTGTCTAACTCCTTATCCACCCACTCTTTAATCTCAGACGGAGAGAACACTTTATAACAGTAGTAACAAGCGCATTCTGAAACCTTTTGCAATTTTTGCTTGTTGTGTATTGCAAATTTAGGACACATCTTAATATCCATTATCCCTCCGTATCTGTGTAATCAATATCTTCCACGTCCTGCTCAGATTCGTAATCCTGAATCTCCATGTCATACTTGACAGCTTCCTGATCCGAAACCTTCGGCAATGGCTTTCCTTGCTCTGCTGGTGGAATCATTCCAGGTGCATCACCTTCTTGCGGTGGTGGCGGCATTGGTGGCATCGCTGCTCCTCCCGCTGGTGCCCCGCCTGGAGGTGGACCTCCTGGCACTGGTGCCCCGCCTGGCAAACCGCCAGCGTCTGGCCCAAGATTTGGATTCGGGCCACCTGGCTCTCCACCAATTTCCTGTTCACCCTGACCTGGCATTCCAACACCCAACAACGTTGGATTCTGTGCAAGAATTTGTAACTTCAAATCTTCAAGCTTTTGCACCTTCAAACGAGCTAACATTTCCTTAGCTTCTTCGTCAGTGTATTTCATCCACCTCGTTAGAATGTCAAAGTCGCCCATCAACTGTGAACCCTTCAAACTGTTGGCGTTATTGATTCTGTTAGTCACAATTTCCGCACGACTTAATTCACGCCAATCGCTCGGCGGCGTCATCTTGATTATCAAATCCTCATAAGATTCTGGTGGGAATCCACGAAGCTTTAAATGCTTGTCAGCAATCTGATACAACGCTTCTTCAATGTGCGACTGCAATCTTTCGATCATGCGGGCGAACTTAACGTCCTGCGCACTCAAAGTAATTCTTGTCGCGTTTGGGTCTTCCAAGCTGAAATAGTTTTTCGGGAAATTCAAAGCTGTAAACAACTTGTTGCGGAAATATACCGCATCATCAATTTCACCTAAGTTCTGAGCGCCAGGCAATGTCTCAATTCTTGTATTCGACTGAGGACGAATTGGAACCCAATAGTCCTCATCCTGTGCGGGCGCGTGCCATTTTTCTTCAACTGCCGACGCACCACCCTGAGCATACTGATTCCTTGGAACCTTCTTCTTTCTAAATTGATCCTTAATACGATCCATGAAAGCTTCTGCCTTATAAGGCGGAAGTTGTCCTACGTCAATATAGAAACATCGACGCTCTGGCGCACGGGTTAGTCGGTAAATAACCATCGCATCTTCCATCATTCTTAACTGATGCGCAGGCCCGCGAGCCGCTTCAATAAGACTTACGCCATATGGGTAGAATGTCTTTCTATAATCACCAATACGAATGTGGATAACCTGTTCTGGTGCGAATCGAATCGCCATAGACTGCTGCAACTCTGATTCAGTTGCACTTTGAATAGGCGACTTGATGATTGCGTTGTAATCAGGTGCATCCTTAGACTGCTGGAACTCTAGTATCTTGCCCTTAATTGTTTCAATGCGGAACATCGTTTCGCATGGCAAGTCGTTGATTCTGTAAACGCCTTCCTTCGGATTGTCAGGATTAATGACAACTTCCCAAAACAAGTCGCCCTTAATGAATAATCGTTTTGCTTTGTCCCACATAGTTCGCTGGTCTAAATTCAGCATATCACGGTGGAACATGACGAAATTAAGTTCATCTACAATATCGCTGTTAGCACATTGAATCTTAAAACACTTGCCATCTTCGTCTTTCTGGCAATTGTGCATGATGCAGGACGTAGTAGCAAAATTCTTATGTTCTTCTACAGAAAGGTCATAAACCGCCATTGTCTTGTGTGGCCAAATGCCAATAATACGTCGGCGGTCAGGCTTCTTTACAAGCTGTTTTAACTCACGCGAAGTAAAACCTTGCTTCCTTAACCACTGTTCTATAACAATTGGGTCGTGACCAACTTGACGCCCAATTTGTTTCATGTTAAACCCTTGACCTAGCAGACGCGATATGTAATTAGCGCGTTCATACTTGTCCTGATCTTCACCCAAACGCCACTCATCAATAAACTGACGTTCGTGAAGCCAACCCTTGTTAAAGGTGAATATTCTTGGGAATTGATCTGTCTTTAATTTACTGTAATTTGGATGGCATCTGACCTTATAGAAAGGCATCAACTCATCCCCAAACTTTAAATCGCCAGCATGTGCCCAGCCACCGTCACGTTTGAGTAACTCATGGTCTGGAGTCACTACTTCAGTTTGGCCATTGTCAAAAATGATTTGTACTGTTTCAGCGAATTTGACAAACCTTGGAGCATAAGCCCAACCAATGGTGTAATCTTCCTTCTCAAAATCGTAGCAGTAAACAGGAAACTTCTCGTCCTTCTTATTCTCAGCCAGCCATTCGATAGACTTGGACCCGTAATAAAGAGTCTGAATTTCTGTAGATGCCGCTACGCAAGCTTCGTCCGCAAAAACCGTCGTAGCCATCTCAATTTCAGGACAGCTTAAAACTAAACGGTCGTATTCTTTGTAACGGTTGGTTCGGTTGGTGGCTGATGTTGTATCAACCAACTCGTTCTGGACGCGGATAAACCCGCCGCCCTGCGACATTGATTCTAAATTTCGTAAATCTAGTATAGAATCAGGACTAGATACACCTGCCGTTGGAAAATCCTTTACGTCGGATTTTTTCGCCAACGGGTCTTGCGTAAACGCATAGGTGAAAATCTTAAATAAATCGTACCATGCCATATAAATCCCTTTACCTTTCTAATTATATTAGTTATGGCTATATGGCATAATTTTCTCCAGTTTAGTGTCACTCTATTATTAAAATCATGAAAAGAATCATTTTAGTCGTCAGCCACCTTGGATCAGGCAGTGCCAGCCTGTGCTACTGTTTAGCACAAACCAATATCGTTCAATGGATGCAGGATGGAATTATCTACGATGACCCTACAGCAACCGAATCATTGCTGTCGGCCAAACATAAGTTTAGCAACAAAGTTGGATTGTATGTAAACGAAGTGCTTTATAACTACCAAATATCACATAAAGCAGTTTATCATTCTTGTGAAATCGTGTATTTGATACGCGATCCCAAGACCTCAATCAAGTTTTTGAAGCCTAAAGATGCGGAATATGCGTTAAACTACTACATCTTCAGATTACGAAGAATCTACGAAATGACGAAAGAAACTGAGGGAGCGGTTTTCTTGACGTGGGATGATTTGATGAATAAGAAAGGATTGCAGCTTCTAAGCAAGAAACTAGACCTTCCCGATCTTGAGTTCAAAGAATACGGAAGCGAGAAGAAACTTTTTGACTTGTCGAAAAACATGCTCAACGAAGCTGAACGTGCCTATGAACTATGTCTTTATCGGGTCAGGAGCAACGCACAGGTCTTAACGTGTTGAGTCTTATAGGCGTCTTTTGTCCATTTTTTGATGAAAAAATTATTGTATTCGCCGTCCACTTCCATTCTTTAAAATAATCCCCACCTATAAGCTTACTGTATTCAGATTCCTTTTTCACATAAGCAATTGTTACATGGGGGCGGTAAGTTGAATAACTAGAGGTGTTCAATACGTTGGCTTTAAGTAAATGGTTCATATAAAATAAGCTTGGGCCGATTGCTTCAATCTTTATAACATCAAATTCTTCATTCGACGTAAAAAGTGAAATTCGCCCAAGCTTAACTTCAAAAGGAGACTGTCCTGACAGCACTGATTGAATTTCTTCAGGTGCTTGCGCGTGGACGCCATAAAGCAATGTTACATGAATCTCGTCTTCGCGTCCGTGAATCAGGTCATTCGGAGGACAGTATATATCTTGTTCCCGTACCATGTCCTTGCCCCACCGAATGATCTGATCGGCCAGAATGCGGGGAAGATTTATTTGGACGGACGAATAGGGATACAAACCTAACTTCTTATCCCCGAAGGGTCTGTAATTCATCATCTTCGTCATCATCCTCTTGTTGTGCCACTTGTCCCTTAGCAGTCTTTTTTGCATGAATGTTTTCAATCACTTTCTTTTCTTCAGCGATCATCTTGTCCAGTATATCAATAGTCTGCTGTAATTGGGAGGGAGTTTGATAAATTGGTGGCATCCAACTTTGTGATTTTTTCTTTTCCTCGTCAATAAGTCTTTGTTCTTCAGCTTGACCCTTCTTTACTGCTGCTCTTTTTTCTAGTGTTTCCAACTTTTGCAATGCTTGGTAAACGTGAAATCTCACTTCCCTATAAGCAAAGCTATTCGGGAGGGAACTAAACCCCTCTTTTAACAAATCTCTTGTAGTCTTCATTTTTTGCCTTTCTTCTTATATCTACTTATAGCCTGTGCTGCCTTTCTTTTTTCACTAAATTCATTCCAGTATTCAGCAGCTTCTCTAGACTTTCTACGGTCTAGCCAGTAGTTCTTCATATCGTATACTAACTCCTTAATAACAACTTAAACAAATATAATGTCCACGACGGGAATGCTTCCATTTTCCACAATCATCTTCGATACGACAATTATCCCTAATAAGATAAATTGCTGTACCACCATCCCCACCATAAAACCAAATCTCATCGTTTGGCTGTAAGTTAGTCTTCAACTCTTCCCATCTCTGGTTGCAATAACCAAATGGCAACGGAATGCCAGTTTCCCGAATGGTAATCATATTCTTACGCTCGGCATGTTCTACCGAATCATACTTTAGAAATTTGCCACGCAACCCAAAACGTAATTCCCAGCCTTTCGGCAGGTCATTAGCTGGATCATACGGATGGTCCTGTAACCATTTCTTAGTCATTTCGTTTAAATCTACCACCCGAACTCCTTCAATAATTCATCGTTATTGCGAACGGGACGCTTTGGGAAATCAAAGTCTATTTCCGTCAATGTAGCCAAAGCATGTTCGTGTTTTCGATACTCTTCCTGTAACTCTGAAATAGCCACTATAATTTGAATATGAGCAAGATGCACATTAGGCGGGTCTTGCTCTAATAGAGCTTGAATTTCTTTTAACTTCTGAATTACCATCCGAACTCCTTCAATAGAGAATCTAGCTTTCTTCTAAAGTCGAAAGCTACACCCGTCATGATTTCTTCGTCCGAAATATGCAATGAATCCTTAAGACGTTCATTCTCTTCAAAGAAATCCCTTGGGGCACCCTCCAGAATCTCTTTCTTAATCTCCTCATAAGAAGCCGACTTGAGTGGATCAGTTAATTCCTTCGGTACGCTGGTTCCTAGTGGCAAGTCACGCAAGATACTATCACGAACGAATAAAGCTATCGCCGTAGACATTACTGCATCGTCATGCTCTCCCTTGTTCGCTCCAATCTTGCCCGTCTGTGGGCTGTGAACGAACGTTGTGATTTCCTGTACCAAACGACGGCTATTGATTTTAATAGTACCATTAATGCATCGCTGTTGCAATGCTTCCAAAACTGTTAAGCGATTGCCAACTGTAACCTTAATGCCAGCTTTAGGCGATTTGCTAGTCGCTTTTTCAAAGTATATGTTGTCATAAAACAGGTGATGCTGAAGATTCGTCAAGACTGCACCACCAGAACCCATGTTTTCTACCACTACCAAAGCGTGGTTATAGTAAATGGCTATTTCGTTCAATACCTGAGCAAATTGATAAGGCTGAATCTTATTGCTGTAAAACTCAGCACATTGTTCCATTGTTTGGTTATCATATACTTCAATCACGCTATTATCACCATCTTCACCAACGCCTTCAGCGGTATCAACGCCGATAGTGTATTCGTGACCGTCTATTGGTTCCCGCCAGACCCACATGGCCCCTTCACGTTCCCAGCTATCGTCGTATTCCAGGTTTTCATCGTCATCATCTTCGTTGGTCAGAAGGGTGTTTACCCATTTCTTAAAGAGCTTACGCTTTGGTGGGTTATTTTGGGTTTTTTCTACCAAATCCGCAACGATATTAGCTGGAATGTAAGTTTCACCCGAACCAAGAAAGGATCGTAAAACTTCTTGGAGCCAACCCTTTTCGCCAAGCTGGGATTTCTGGTCAGCCACCCACACGGGATCATTATATTCAGGATGTTCGGTGTATTCCAGTTCCAAGATATGGAATGGTTTACCAAGTCGCTTGGACTTGTGGAACATCTTTTCGTACCAGTTGCCTAGACCGTTAACCGTGGAGATAACGATACAGTTACCACCAGTGCTTAGCATTGGGAACATAGCCTTCCAATGCTTGTCCATGTCAGGAATGAAAGCCGCTTCGTCTAGGATTAAATACGTTACCGATCTACCACGGGCAGCTTCAGGGGTGAAGAAATATAAACTGCCGCCCGTGCTATAGAACTGCTTATGGTGGTCGTTCCATTTACCTTGGAGGTCGGGCTTTAGCCAGGTGGGAAGGTGTTCTACTACACGATTGATGATTTCACCAGCGGCGATAGCTTCACGGTCAGTCTTTGAAAGCAACATGATTTGCTGGTCGAGCTTGAACATGCAACGCCACATACCCCAAATTTCGGCCAGCGTGGTTAGTCCACCCTGACGGAACTTTGAGATAAGGTTAAAACGATACTTTTCGAAGTCGCCAACGACTCTATGCTGATATTTGTAATTTATGAAGCGGACTGCGCCTTTTTTCGGGTGTAAAACTCTGACGTACTTGTTGGCAAAATAAAAGAAGTCTAATGCGCATTTTGCATATTCTATACGTTGCTTATTCCCATCGTAGTTGTTATAATCATCTACTGTCTCGTCGGGGTCGATTTCTAGTTCATACCTTGAGAGGGCGTAATACTCGGAAGGGTACTCAGCCTTGTAATACTCTTCGAGGTTTTTGTACTTGCCCCGCCAGATTGACTCACCAGATTTAACCATAATTTCACAAAACCTTTCTAACTAATTATCTTTATATATTATGCAAACTGCCAAATTATGCTTCTTGGTTATAAAAGAATGTATGCACAAGGATTTTAACTATCAAACTATATTATCTAAACTCGGAGACGCTTGTATGAGTTATTTCACCAGCAAGACACTAAGACGCTGGTGGCTACAAAAAGGAAAAAATGAATAAATCAGAATTAATCAATAGGCTAAATGAAGACCTAGTAAATGAATACACCCACATGCACTTCTATCTGCACTCATCGTTCATGGTAGAAGGCGTCTACAGGGCAGAAGTGGCTGAATGGCTAGTTGAACACGCTGAGAGCGAGTTCAAGCACATTCAGGAGTTTGCCAAGGTGATTGTTGGGCTAGGCGGCATACCTGCTACTAACCACAAATTGTTCCCCAATCTGACTGATCCAAATGAAATCTTCTTGTACGCGCAAAAGCTTGAGAGCGAAGTAGTTACGAACTATGTACATCGTATGGAGGACGTGGATGGTAGTTTGTTACTTGATTTAGCAGACAAAAAGTATGTACAATTGTTCCTTGAAGACCAAGTGTTGGATAGTCGAGGTGATCTGGACGAAATTGCTCAATTCTTGAAAGGCAAGTAAACAGGATGCCAACTGAAAACGAAAAGAAATATGTTTTGAATCTTGATACTGAAGAGAAGTTCCAAAAACTGGCAGAAAGTAAAAACCTGATTTTACAGGGTTACTTATTTTCCACTAAAGGAACTTCTCTTCGTCTTCGTAAGATGAAGAATAAACATTATTTAACTTTAAAGTCAACAGTTAATGGACGAGTGGTAGAAATTGAAAACCAGATTGATGAACGAGATTTCACTGACTTATGGACACAATGTATGAATAAGTTAGAGAAAATTCGTTATATTGTGCCAGACAAACAGGGACAAATTTGGGAAGTTGACTTTTTTAAAGACCACAATGGCACTAATTACTTTGCTTTGGCTGAGTTTGAAATGCCTGAAGGCAAGTTAGCTCCTGACTTTATGCCAAGGTTTATCAGGGAAAATTTACTGTTTGAAGTTCCATTGACAGATTGTAGGTTTGCCAGTAAGTTACTTGCTGACATTCGTTATGCGAGCGACCTTTACAAACTTTTTAAGGAACTTACCAATGAAAAATTACAAACTGGTTAACACTCACCCTGTAGCACGCTTTTATTACAAGGGTAGTCATAGTCATCCCGTACAACGAACCGTTTTAATTACTGAGTCTAATGAAGATCGAATTACTGGCTATGAAGTTCGGGACGGTAAAATTGTAAGACCCCCTAATTCTGCTCCTGTAAAGTCTTATTTGCGTCGAAAGATTGCAAAAGTGGAACAGATGCGGCTTTCTAGGAAGCGGGATTATTTGATTATTGCAAAGGGACCGAAGGTGTCTACTTTGAAGCGAACTCGTCTTTACGATTACCTATTTACTGGTCCATAAGTATAAAGTGGCAAGATTGAAAATAATGACAAGCGACAAGCATATGAAATAAGTGTACTTGTCGCTTGTCCTTTCATCTTGGATATGCACTACCAATTCTATTTTGTGCTTTAAATCCCCCATTTGTCCCTCAAGCGTTCCAAGAAATTAAGTTTGTTTTTCTTGGCTTCTATCAACGAATCCGCCGAATTTTTGAATTTATAGGTTTTCTGTAGCTTTTCAGCCGACAAATATATCTTCAAGATTATATCTTCCCATTCAGGATTCGGTGTGAAGATGTGTAAATCCCCTTCTGCTTCCAAGTAGACTAAATAGCCTTTGTAAGATACTTTCAACACTTTGGAAGCGTCTTCGTGGATGGTTTGATATTCACTTAGTTTAATGGGTATTGACCCGTTCTTCAAATAACTAAGTTCGATGTGATAGCCGTACTTCAATCCGTCAAAAGTTTTACCGATTTCATGGATGGGAGTATCGGGGTCTTGTTCTGGCAGTCCTTCCTGTTCTTCCACATCATACACGTCTATCCAGTCGGTAGATTCATAATTAGCACTTCCTTGTGCCATAATTGATTGTCCTAGATACTTTAGGATAACACCGAATTTACCTTCCAGTCCCATGTAGTTTCTATCCACGGCTTCGGCAACTCTTTGTTCTTTCAGGATTTTTTCTTTATCTAGCATAGTGTTATTAACAATATATATGTTTAGAGGTAAAATATGGCTGACATTACTTATGTTCTTAATGATCCTTCTACACCTAGTTTAGTTATACCAGTGAATTTACCACCGAAACCAAACGGTATGGATTTCAAAATTGATGGTTTTCGTGGTGCTACACCTACGATGTATACTCAGGAGCATCAGGCGGCTTTGTGTCATTACAACATAACACAAGGTATTACGACGATGCGCAAGCATTTGAAGCATCAATTATTGAACAACTGGTCCGCGACTCAGACTCTCTACGTTCAACCAAGAGCGGGTAAGCAACTCAATGCTTATTATGATCGTAAGGCACTGCGATTCTTTTACGCAATGGACCCAATCACTAAGAACATGGTTTACTCAGTTAATTCTTCTGACGTAGTTCTTCATGAATTGGGCCATGCTCTTTTAGACGCTTTGCGTCCTGATCTGTTTAATGTTCAGGCTTATGAAGTGTGGGGTTTCCACGAAGCTTTTGGAGACATTAACGCCATTATCAATGCTCTCCAACACGATGCATTTATTGAATTAATCCTCAATGAAACTGGCGGCGATATTTCGAAGCCTAACACTCTTACCAAGCTGGCTGAAGAGATGGGACAAGCCATTTACAACCTTACTGGTGGCCGAATGGGTCACAGTGCGGGTGCGCTCCGTAATGCTATCAACAATTTCACTTATATCGAACCAGAAAAGCTTCCGCGTAATGGCATGGACAATCAATTGAGTAGTGAGCCACACAGTTTTTCCCGTGTGTTCCTTGGTGCGTGGTACGATTGCTTGGTTGGCATTTACACCGAACAAAGGAAGACATGTCAGGATGCGAAAACAGCATTGATAAATGCGAGAGACATATTGACTTCGTATACGTTTAATGCTATCCCTAATGCACCTGCAACCATTCGATTCTACGATGCATTTGCAAAAGCAATGTTGGTGCAGGACAAACTTAACAATTACCTTTACAATCAGGTAATGAATGATGCGTTCATCAAGCGTGGAATACTTCGCCAGGTAGTGCGTCCGATGGTCAGCATGGGTTGGAGTGCTTTCAAGATGATGGTGGAACCATCTGACCAAATCGTGGAAGACCCAGCGTTGGCGATTGTTCGCAGTAAAAATATTGAGCAATTGACATTACCTGACTTTATGGTTAATGTCGAAGTCCCAAATGACGCTTACTACGAGTTCGATCAGCAAGGAAATTGTGTCGATAGCGTAGTAACTTCGGCCAGCGAATTGATAGATCATGCCCGTGATTGTGTTGACTTTTTGCACGAAAAGGGTTTGATTAGGCAAGACCGCATGACGCCGTTTGAAATTAGTGATGACGGTAATCTAATAAGAAGTCATTTTGCAGGATGTTTTACCGCCAACTGCACCAACCCAAACCAGATTGAATTTCTCAAATGCTGGAAACCAGAAAATAATGCAGGTTGCGGTTGCGGCGGCAAGAAGAAACCAGTATGTAATACCAAAGGAATTACTGCTGCCAACGGAATTGTAATCATCGCTAACACAAGATTTGACAAAAAGTAGAAATTCCTAATTTTTTGATATATTCCTACTAATTATTAAATGTTAATAAGGAGATATTACCATGAATTATGATCCTGTGTTGAGGAATCTAAAAATGCTCGCGGCAACTCGTTATGGCGATGACGACGATGATATAGACGATATGGAATGGAATGACCTAGACGACGACGATGAAGACGAAGAAGATTGGGATGATGATGACGAAGATGATCTAGACGATGATGATGAAGACGACGAAGATTGGGATGATGA